GCCACTTGTCGAAACCTTGACGATTTCGCTCCAACACTGGCTAAGTCGATGGGTTTTGACTATATTGCCGTTTCAAACAGGCGGGTGTAGTTCAATGGTAGAACTTATAACGCCGCTGCACGCCGCGTATTATCTGGCCTTCAGAGCCTCCCCATCTCACAAAAGCCGTTTCATCTCACAAATCATCACTTGGCGGGCCTGATCATCTGCTTTTTCCGGCGGTAGTGTTTCCGTGTCATTGCCGGGTCAGAGTGGCGCAAAAGCTCCTGGGCACGCGCTTCATTTTCGGCATCACTGCCTGCCTTGGCTCGCAAATCATGCCTGGTAAATGGCACCTCTAGATCGGTCTCTTTGATGGCCTTTGCTATAGACCCCCGCCATGCCCGGTCGAATGATTCACAGCGACCATTGGCGCCCACGTAGCAACCGCCATTGCTATTCGGGAACAGGTAAAGCGACGGCTTGGGCTTGGCTGCCCGCGCCTGGTCGATGGCCTCCCTGAGCGCTTCTGTCATTTCAAAGGGGTCATCCTTTCCGGTCTTGCTGTCCTGGACGTGAAGCGCGTCCTTTCCAATATGGGCCTCCATGATCCGAAGGGTGTCGGCCTTTCGGGTGCCGATAAGCAGCACAAGGGCCGCAAATGCCACCTGCTGTGGTTTCGCCACCGATAGCCATGCAGCAAGCTCCCAGTCCTGAACATAGCGGTCACGCTCTTTCTTGAGCCCGTCCCGCTTGCCGAAATACTTCACTTCACCGGTGATCTGGTTCTGTTCGATCACCCCCCAGCGAACACAATGGCGCAGCACCTGGTTCAATACCTTCAAATCAGTATTTGCCAGGTTCATGCTTCTGGCTCTGGATACGTTATCCATGTACTGGTACACCAGCTGCGGCTTGATCATTACCACCTTGTTATGGCCCAGGCCCTGCCGGATGCGCTTCAGGGCCGCGCTGTACGATGCCTGGGTTTGTGGCTTCAGGGTGGGCAGAACCTCCACCGTGTAGCGATCAACGGCGGAAGCGAGCACCTCTCCCGCCTCGATTTCCTTGATTGAGGCGAATTTGCGCAGCGCCTTCGGGTAGGTGTCGCCCAGCCGGTACCAGCTTTTACCATCAAACAGGTCTTTTTCGGATGGGTGGGGCCGGTAGTAGTAGGCCCCGAATTTGAACGCCCATCGCTTTGGTAGTCCGTTAGCCATAGAGGTTCTTCAGAAAGTCCGGATCAATGGTGCCCTTTTTCTCATCGGGCTCTTCGCCAGCCAGCTTGGCCAGCGCCTGTGGGAATACTACCGGCCATCCCTCATCGTCCATCGCGTGCGGAACTCCCATGGCCCGGAGGGCCTCAAGCTGTTTCGCCTTCCACGACCTGCCGGTTAACTCTTTCACCTGCTCTCTGCTTAATCGCAAGCCCATATCGTCTCTCTCAATCCAGTTTGCCGCCACGGCGGACGGCCTCGCCCTCATCCGGGGCGGCGGTGTGCTGTCGGGTGCTGGCGGTCTCAACGAAATACACAGCCACCCACTGCCGGCGGAATTTCTCCACCACCATCTGCTCAAAGTCATTGTCCGACTCAGGCACTGGGGCGCCGGATTTCCGGCGAACCACGGTATTGGTGACAGCCCAGAACTGGCAGGCAAGGCACTCTGCACAGGTCTGACTTCTGGCCTGCTGGTGGGCTTCATCTGCATGCGATCGGCCCCATCCAATCATGTCATCCATCAGCTGATTCTGTTCAGCGGTGGTCTGTGGTTGCAGCTCAGGGGGCAGGGGGAGGGTGATTTTAATGCTCATCGATGCGCCCCTTCCGTTTAATGATCTTTTCCATTCCCTTGGGCATGGCAATCAGGCCCTCATCCTCTATCAGCTTGTGCACCAGATCCCGGCTGACGGTCACAGTCAGCTCTTTACCCTGCAGGATGTGAGTGCTCGCCTTTTCCGCTTCCTTGCGTGCCTTCATATACCCCCAGCAGTGCCCCAGACTGAATGCCCAGACACATGAGAAAATCAAGGCAAGGGTCAGGTCATCCATGGGGCGCCTCCATGTTAGTAAGAGCATCTAAATGGTCCGCCCACGAACAAATTTGAATTCGCCGGGAAAATTGCAGCTTCTCGCCCTGCAGAATTTCGCGAAGTATTCTGGTGCTCTCAGCAAGCGCTGTTTCCAGAGCCAGAGCTCGATCTGTAGTGGCCGTGACCAGTTCCAGCCGGTCACTAGCCAGCTGCTCAAGGTACTCGAGCTGAGCAGTTAGCTGGGCATTGGCCTGGCGCTCCGATTCAAGAAGTTCTGGCTTGCTCTCATCGCGTAACCGCTGGGCTTCCTTCATTTCTTGGGTGCTGGCGGATCTGGCCGCATCCATACCGTTTCGAGCGGCTTTTGCTTGCTTGGCCAGGGTGGCGTCAACTACATCCGCCCGCCGGTACTCGATGGCATCTTTCGGGTCCATCCCCAAGCCGGGCGCGGGGTCGTCGCACCAGAGGTGGCCATGCTCGCTATCAGGGATCAAGTAAATCGTCTCAGGCGTCTCCACAATCAACCTCCTTGCCCGGGGTGCGTACGGGCACATAGCCGTGGGCTGACCGGTGAACATTGATCCCGATGACCGCAATGTCATGCTCACCAGGGCCGTATAGCGCCAGCATGGTGGCCTGCACTGACTCTGGGAGCTGGCTGACCGGCTGGCGGCTGAAATCCCGCACAGTGCTGCTCAGGCGGTGTTTCTTGCCATACCCACGGGAGAGGGTGGCCGGGCGACCGGGATAGCAGTTCTTTTCGTTCCAGCGCGGCCCATACAGGCGGTATTCGTTTACCTTGCTGCCATCGTCAAAGGCGTCGTAGTGCTCGGCCTTCAGGGGGATGAATAGGGGTTTCATTGGGCCTCCTTTCTTGAGCCTGAAGATGCAGAGGAAGCGAGAAGATCACGCTGTTTCAGCCTGTAAATCCAGTTTTTCCCAACCTGGATTTCGTCGGTGCTGGATTCCCACCAGGAAAGATTCTTTCGGCATCGCTCAATGGCGTCCCAGCTAACTTCTTTGCGTTCTGCCTGGTATCTCATGTGCCAGTTGCCGGGGATTTTGCTGTTCCCGCTTTTGTGCCCTACGTACCACAGCTCCCAGCCTGATTTTATGAGGCCCTTTATTTCGGATGCTTTGGTTATCATTTCCCCTCCTGTTTCTTACGTTTGGCTCTGGTCAGCTCTCGACTGACGCGGGGCAACCTTCCAAGCATGTCTTCTGGCAGCAGCCCTTCATTGCAGTGGGGGCAGCACGGGGTCTGGTCTTTGGTTCGCCAGATGGCATCGAGGGCTTTGACGGCACGGGAGCGGGCCGCTTTCGTCTCTGCCTCTTTCAGCGACTGCTCACGCTGAATAAGCCTCTTTACATGGCTATCCATGTTCTCGGTGATCACCTTGAAGGCATCGAATGGCTCAATTTCCTGTTCGCAGTCTTCGCACCAAATGCGCCGCTCTTGGGTGTCGTAGACCATGCTTCGATGTCGGCATGATTCGTATGGGCGTCTGGTCAGCCCTCTTGCTATCCGAACGTCGCCAATATCCACAACATCAACACCGTGAATGAAGTGGCCAGGTTCTATGGGCTTGTCGCTCATAAATCCTCCCAATAACGACCACCAGCGGGATCCAGCATGGCCATGCCAAAGGCCCAGATGCCGGACCCGAGCAGAATCACCAGCATCATTGCCAGGAAGGCCCAGAACAGGATCATCATTTCTTCTCCAGTAGGGCGGCGGCGCGGTCTTCCCCAAGGGCACGAAAAAGTCTGTCGCACAGCGTTTCTATGTCGCTAAACCACACCGTGTCAGTTACTGCTGGATCATTTTTAATGGCTTTGTAGGCATCTGCCGCGGCTGTCTCCAGCTCTGCAATGCGGGCCTTGGCTGCGGTGAGTTCGTCGGATTCGGCACGGGAATTCCATTTCTTCACCGCTTCCGCATGGCACCACTCGTGACTAAATCTCAGTGCCCCGACCGTCACTCCTTGTGTGCATCCTGGCGCTTTGCACCGGATTGTGACTTTTCGCCGTCTTGTATTGTCATTGCCAATAAAGACCGGCTCTGCGGCTTCAGACCCACAAAACGGGCACGGCTTCAGCTTATCCATCACTCTTCCTCGCTGGTGGGGTTGGCGATTGGTTCATAAACGGTGTCCAGCATTCCGCGCACAGCGAATCTACGAAGGGCAGACCGCAGCATCATCGTTTCGGATCGTTTATTTGCATCGAACGGCCTATCGGTTACCCAGATCGTGTTTGGTGGGAAGCCATGCACTTTCTTTATCGTTTTTGGGTAGCAATAAAGCAGGCCCCAGCCATTCGGAAGATCATCAATCGTTACCACACCGGGCGGGCATAGATAAAAGCGCCAGTCGCCCATTCCCTTTTCAGGCGACTCACGAAATAATTTTTTCTTGTCGGCATGGAAGTCGGCGCGACTGCTCTTGCACTCAATTAGGCAAGAGATGCTGTCTCTCCACCCAATAACGTCTGGCTGTTCGCCGTAGGCTGTAAATGCACGAAATTTGTCGTGCAGGGTTACGGAGAATCCTTGTTGTTGCAGCCACCTGTTCCCGCGAAGGCAAAGCTCATCATGCGTCATCACTCCACTCCCTCGCTATCGTCGCCATCAGATGACTGGCGGAGGCGGGCGATAAACTCTTTGAATCTCCAGCGCGGAATCTCAATGTATTCTTGGTCGTCGTACTCAGGCAGGAAAAGGCCACATTCAGCAGCGAACTGCTCTAGCGCCCCTGTCTCCGCCTCCCGCTTGGCATCACCAAAACCAGCAGCGATGTGCTCTTCAAGTGACACCAGGTCACGCCACCAATGCTGATCATCGTGTGGATAGTCAAAGCGACAGCACAGGGATGCATGAAACGCCTTGAAGGATCCATTCGGCAGGCCGACCATGGCGTCATCTATTGGCCGAGAATTTTCTGTAAAGGGCTTGGCATCACCAGAGCCGCTGGTCACATCCGAAATCACCAGTCCTGCAAACACGGCCAGCTTTTCTGTCATCTCATCGGGCGACATGCCGGCAGCCTGCGCTTTCTCTTGCAGGTATCTCGTCATTATGTCGTTTGCTTCCGGCCATTCTTTCTTGGCATCACCAGAAGGCACGGCGGTGAGAGAGATAATCCAGTCTTGAAGCTCTCGCAACTGCGGTGACCAGTACGCGCTTTCCACATAGGTGAACAACTTTGGGTAATCATGCTGCTTGCGCGTAATGAACTGTTCCGCCCCGGCTTGAGTCAGGTGCGTTGAAACAACCTCCTCGATCTCTTGGACAGGAACTCTTCTTAACTCTTCGGGCAGATCATCGCAGTCCAGGTCAAAGTGGCATTCGATGGCTTCTTTCCAGTCATCGTCGTGATTCTCTTCCGCCCACTGCTGACACCACTCTTCGTGGTTCTCGATAAGATATTCGTGTAACTCGCAAAGAGGGCGGTCTGAACGATATACAACACCATCATCACCGCAAATCTCGGTATGATGCTCTGAGCAGCCCTCAAGTGTGGGAAGGTAGCGATTGCACCGAACCTGCCAGAATGGGTGTGAGGTCATTCTGTTGGGCTGCTCTCTCATCTGCTTTGACATTTCAAGCAAGAAATCCGGCACAGCTACACGGGGTTCCATATCACCCTGCGCGGATTGCAGGGCGGCTTCATTATCCAGCAGCACGGCAATGGCATCGCGGGTATCGTCGTTATCATTGACGCCAAACCGCTGGGCCTTGCCTTTTTCGTCTCGAATATTATCGCGCAGCGTTTGCAGCGCCTCTCGAATCACATCAGTCATCGTATTGCTCCTGAAACTGGCGCCATGCCTGCTGCACGGCTTGGAATTGTTCGGTGGTGCCGCCATGGTCCGGGTGCGTGCTCTTGCGCTTTTGCTGGTAGGCAGCTCGCACGGTGTCGAAGTCAGCGCCCTGGGTTACACCAAGAACAGCCCACCAGGAGCTGGCATTGGTGCTGGCGGAGCTGGGCAGCTCCTTGAAGCCAGCGGTGGCCCGCTGCAGAATCTTGGCGCCCCCCCAGCGCTCAACGGCTCGCAGGGCATCCAGCGTCCCGGCGATTGCTGCGAGGTTGTCACCCAGGCGGTTGTACTGATCGATTGCGATGCACTGGTATGCCTCGGAATTCTGATCCGGACGCCAATACACGGCGGCACCGGTATCCTCCGGAGGGCGACGGCCTGAGTAGGGAAGGCCATCGCCGCGAACCGCCATGTTCGTGCTGATAATCACGTTCCAGGACGGGACGCCCATCTTGCGTAGGGCCTCCAGAACACGGGTGATGCCGTCAGCGATAGTCAGCCGGCGCCCCTGGTGTTTGAAATTGGCGTCCTTCTGGTCGCTGCTGGCGGTTCTGGACCAGCCAGCAGGCCAGTGGAGAGGGTGGTTGCTCACGTTCATTGCTGGGCTCCGCCGATCCACTGATACCCATCACCGCTGCGGAACTCAGAAACCAGACCTTCGCGCTGCATTTTTTCGATAAGTCTGGCAGCCCTGTTGTATCCGATTCTCAGCTTGCGCTGGATACGACTGATTGAAGGCTTTTCCTCGCGAGCAATCGTTATTGCTTCGTTCCACATGGATTCGGAAACATCTTCCGGTGCCGGCGGCAGAGGCTCCGGCTTCGATTCATGCTGCGCTTCGAAATATCCGTAAAGCCCGTCCAGAGCATCACGCAGGGCTTTGCCTTGCAGGCTGATACGGGCCTGAAGTTCTGCCACGACATCATCAGCGTCCAGCGCATCGATGTTCTCTTGCAGCAGGTCCAGCGCCCGGATGCGCTTGATCTCCAGCTTGTCGTTCACATCCAGTTCCAGGCTGTCCTGCCAGCAAAGGTTGATGCGAGTGGCCACCATGCCGGTTTCCAGATAGGCCAGGTTCTCTTCCTGAACCAGGTCAACGCCGGTGAACTTCACGGCGGCACCTTCGTCTTTGGTCCCCTTCAGGTCTCCGCGATCACCCAGGGTGAAGCCGTCCGGAATCAAGGCGGTGTCACGTAGCCAGTTGCTGAAGCTGGTGTGGGGTGCAGACGTGGGGGCCGGGTAGGCCACCGGCAGGGAGCCAAGGGCCTTGCGAAGTGCCGCCACCGCTTCTTCCGCACGGCTGGCAGAAGCAGAGTCCACCAGCAGGCGCTGACGCTCTTTGTCGATGAGCAGGTTGATCCGGCGAGACTGGGTGAATGCCCGGGGCATCAGCTCGAAGACGATCTGCTCCTTCAGTTCGGCTTTTTCTTTGCGTCCGACCTTGCGCCCTTCCTCTTGCTGGATCTGCTCAACCTTCTCATCGAGCATTTCCTTGATCACAGGCCCGGGCAGCAGGCGGGTGGTCTCCTGGTGGGTCAGAAGAATGAAGCCGTCCACTTCATAGGCCATGGCGTCATGGCCCTTAATCGGAGGAACAAAGCCATCAGTGCGAAGGGACTGGCTGCCGCAAGGCTGGCACTGGTTCTGGTACAGCTCTTCTTCCAGTTCGGCCACCGAGAAGGAAAACGGCTCATCAGCCAGGAAAACGATCAGGTTCTTAATCCACATAAGTCACTCCACACTCTGGGTTTGGTATTCGGGACGTTCGGCAGTCAGGATCACCACAGAAACCGTGGTGCCCTTGAATTCATTGGTGTAGATGCGGGACCACTTCATGTCCCAACCGGACAGGAGAGGCTGCCCCTTGGCGCTGGCGGGCAGGATGGCCACCAAGCGGCCATCTCTCTTCACTACTTTGCTGGCGGCCAGCAGGTGTTCTTGCCACCGGCCCTGGCTGTACGGGGGATTCATCACTACCCGGTCGTAACCGCCGCCGCGGTATTCGCCAGCCAGTTCAAGGAAGTCCAGGCATGCCATTTGGCGAGGAGGCCCAACATGCTGGTACCCCTTTGCCTTCAGCACTTCGCAGTGCAGCTGGCTGATCTCATAGCAGGTAACGTGCGCGTCTTCCGGCATGTGATCAGCCAGGCTGCCAATGCCGGCGCTTGGCTCAAGCCAGTTCATCCCCGGGGTGGCACCGGCAGCTGCGATTTCCACAGCATCCCGAGCAATGTTCTCGGGGGTGGGGTAGAACTGGTGTGTCTTCTGATCTGGCACGCAGCCGGCGGCCACGATCTCCCTGATTACCTCTGCCGGGTCATAGTCGAACCGGTAGTGGTCTCCCTCCGGGACACCGCCAATGCTTTCCAGAATCCGGACAGCTTGCTGGCGAACATGCTTGTCCAGTTTCTGGCTGTACTGGAATGCCCGGGTGTTGGGGATTCTGATGATGCGATCGCCATGGGGGTCACCGATTTTTCTAGCTTCTTCCATGCCTGTCAGAGCGCCAATCACAGCGAACGGCAGGGGCTGCATGATTTCTTTCCAGACCTTTGACTTGGCCCGCTTCACAGGCTTTCTGCGCAGGCTTTCTGGAATGGCGGAAGGGTAGAGGGTGGCCAAGATAGAGTTCAGCCGCCAAGCCATATCCGGGTGCACCTCAAGATGGGCGGTGCCCTTGAAGTACACACGAATGCGAAGAGCGCCACCGTCCACCAGCATCCAGTCGCCCACCTGCTGGTAAGCGGCATCAATAACTGCCCTGGTCGTGCCATGACGGGGCTCATCCCGACCCATGAACTTGGCGATAACCGCGCGCAGATCGTTCAGGTGTCCTTCAGACTTCCAGCATGTCAGGCCGATGCTGTCCTTCACGTACATGATCATTCGCTTGCCGAATGCCTGGGGGCAGTTAGTAACGTGCTCTCCGGACAGTGCCCGGAACATGCCGTCAACCTTCTCGGCCAGAAACTGGCTGCGCATGTTGAGCAGATCCATAATGGTTGGGCGCACCGTCTCTTCATCGAAGTCAGGGGCTTTCTGTTCGCGGATTTGGTCGTTCCAGTCATCCCGGCGCTTCTGCGGCATGTAGTCGTACACGTCCGTCATATTCAGCGCTTTTGCCCAGTACCGACTGTTCAGAGCGGCAATGGCGCCCTCTGCCGCAAACAGCTTGCCCGTATTCGTCGGCAGGCCTCTGGTGCGGTCAGTGTTCCCGTCGATAAACAGCGGCATCACCTGGGCCACTTCCGGGCCGTTGACGAACTCGGCAGCCTGTTCAACCAGGCTCCGCTCGCGCTGGTACTGAGCCAGAAGGTTGTCGAACAGGTCAGAAGAGGCGGGGGCAAAGAACTCTTCGCCTTCAATGAGAGACCCAGTATCAATGTGTGCTGTCATGCGGCACCTCCGAAGAGATCCATCTGGCCGACCATTTTGTTGGCGTCAGCAATATGGTTTCTGCGGCGATCAGCAGCCCAATTCAGCAGGGTGGCGCGGAAGCTGCGCTGGAATGGGTTGCCCCGGCGCGCACGGGCCTGTTCGATGAAAACGCGTGCCATGTATAGATCGTTCACCGTGCACCTCCAGGCAAAGCGATAGCGGTGGCAATATCCCGGACCCACACCGGAGTACTGCTCAAAATGAAGGTCTCACCGGTCATGGCCAGCAACATGGTTTCGGCCATAACAGAGGCGATGGCTTGGGCTGCCGGCGGCGGTACCGCGTTGCCGATACGCTCCCTCCAGGCGGAATCGCTGAGGCCGTCCAGCTCCAATTTCTCTACCGGATCCACCAGCCCCTGCAGGGCTGCCAGTTCAAGGGTGGTGAAGGGGCGGTGCCAGGTGCCGTCCAGGGCGCGGATCATCGCGACAAGGCGGTCGGTCTGGGCTGGAATAATTTCGGAATAATTTTCATCACTTTCTGTAAAGCGCGGGTCGGCTACTGACCACCGGCCATTGTCGTGGCTGGCAAAGCCGGACACGGCGCCGCAGCTTGCCGCCCAGGGCACAACGCCGTAGTGGCCACCGGTCAGGTAGTGGTCACCACGCTGGCGCTGGATGCCCGGGCGCGGGTCGGCCACGGCAAAGGCTCCCTGACCGGTGGTGCTACCCGAAATCACGGTACCGGCGGGACCGTTGAAGTCGGTGACCCGGTATTTGCCGGTGAAGCTGTTGCCGCGGGGATCGGCTACACACTGGCCGCTGCCGTGGGCGCTGGTGACGGCGCCGCATTCACGGGACCAGGGCACCACACGGAAACAGTTGCTGTGCTTGGCCGGGCCGTGGTGGCGAGGGTCCGCCACGCTGAAAGAGCCTTGGCCGGGGGACTGCTGGCCGGTGACGGTACCAGTGGGGCCATCCCAGCGGCGCACACCGTAGGCTTGCCCCTCGTTCCACTTGCCGCTGACAGCGAAACGCGGGTCGGCCACGGAGAAACTGCCGTTACTGGGTGTGTTGCGCCCGGCGACGGTGCCCATGGATTGCTCCCAGCCGTTTACGCCCAGGTACCCGGCCCGGTATTCGGGAACAATCAGATAGTCACGAAGGTTGCCATCTTCAACTGCCAGCTTGTTCAGGCTGCGCCAGTCGCTGCCGGCCTCGACAAAGGCCAGCCGAACCCATGTCTTCCACTGCAGGCGCGGGATGCGATGCATCGGTCCTGCCATGCCGTCACCGGGCATAGGCATATCGCCCAAGATGTCGCCCACGGCGCGAAGCGGGCGCTTCACCGGCTCGTACAGGAATGCCGGCACCTTCTCCTGGTGACGGGCCACCAGCAGGAAGCGTTTACGGCTCTGGGCCAGTCCGCCCAGCTCACCGCAGTCATGGGTTGTTTCTGCTACGGCATAGCCGTAGGCCTGCAGCAGGGCGCAGATCTGGTCCAGCAGCGGCCGGCCACGGTTTTGAATCCTTGGGACGTTTTCGAAAACAAAGAGCTCAACCGGATCATCCTTCCAGGCTTCCAGAGCCAACCACATGCCACGTAAAGTCAGTCCGTTCAGTGCCTGGTACTTCGGGGTCGCGCTCTTGCTCTGAGAAAGCAGGCCGCTGAAGCCCTTGCAGGGGGCGGAGAGGAAGACAATGTTGGGGTTCTCGCCACCGGCAGCGGCCCGGATGTCTGCCGGTGTAGCTTCCTTCCAGCCCTTGGGCGGCTCTTCGCCGTGAAAGATGGTGTATTGCTCACGGTCGAACATATCCAGAACGGTGCCCGGGACGCCGGCCAGTTTCTTGAAGTCGCGGATAGCGCCGGCATCCACATCCACGCCACCGATGCAGCGGAATTTTGCCTCAAGGGAGCCCACACGGGCGTGGCCCTTGTTGAAGCCGGCAGCACCGCCGCCAAGCCCGCAGAATAAATGAAAATGCTTAAACTCAATTTGCTTCATTTTGCGTCCTTATTCTGGATTCTCTGCTTTACTGGAATGGAAATACGCTGGCCCTCAAGCCGGTAATCGAAAGTGCGTTTGCGGCATGCAGAAGGCAGCCATGGGAAGCGCTTCTTAAGCGAGGCCTGCAATCTGGAGCTGTTTGCGTGGCGGAAGTGGCCCTCATAGCTGGCCGCGATTGCCTGAATAGCCCTGAACTCATGAGGGGTGGCGCTGATCTGGCCATCCTTGATGTGTTTTTGCTCCCACTCTGCGAATGCCCTACGGGCATGTGACAAGACGCGCTTTCGCACCAGGGTGTGGGAAGGTCGAACGATGTAGCCCAGGAAATCTATCCCATCGCTCAGTGGGCGAAGGCGGATGTCAGGCTTGAGCCGTAGGCGCAGCTCACGAGCGATAAAATCCTCAATTTCTGACTGCCACCGAGCTAGCTGCTCTCGGTCGTGGTGCACCAGTACGAAATCATCGACGTAGCGCAGGTATCGCTCGGCCTTTAGGTTGTGCTTAACGAACTGGTCCAGCTTGTCGAGATAGACATTGGCGAAGAACTGGGAGCTCAAATTCCCAATTGGGAGTCCGCATCCGTGCGCTGCGTTCTTCAGCCGCTTGTGGTGAGGCACCAGAGCGCGCTCTTCCTTGGTCCCGTGGTATTTCACGCCGGCATGCAGCGGGGGCCGGCGAAGCAGGGCATGCGTGGCTCGCATAACCTGCTCGGACGCGCCGGCCTGTGCCAGCTTCCGCTTCATGATCGCCCACAGAGTGGGGCGGTGGATTGAGTTGAAGAAGTTGTGAATGTCCAGTTGCAGATACCAACCGCCACCTTGACCGCTGTGCACCTGCCTCACGAACTTCTGAAGCCGATTAACGGCTGAATGGCTGCCTTTTCCCCGCCGGTTAGCGTAGCTATCGAAGATGAAGGCAGGCTCCCACAATGCCTCTAGTTGTGGCACCAGCCAGTGATGCACAACACGATCAGCAAAGTCAGGAGCGTGAATTTCCCTGGCTTTGGGGCGAGTGGCCACAAAGCAGGCGCTACGGCCTGGTTCCCAGGTGCAAGCATTGATGCTGCGTTGTAGATCCAGAAGGCCATCGGTCCACTTGGCATCGAAAGACAACTGGTTCTGGCTGGGCTTCTTTCCTGCTCTGGCTTTCCGCCAGGCGTCATAAAGGGCTCGTAATGTAACTGCCCCGTCACCGTGATACTCACCGGAACGAACCGCCCGAACACACGCGTTGTTGTTGCGGTGGTTGTTGTTGACATTGCCGTTGTTGAAGTTGACGACCCAAACAGCGGTTTTGCCACGCTCTTTCGACCCTGCCGGACAGCCTTGTTGGTAGTGCGACATCGTCATGATTTGGCCCCCGCATGACTGCTTGAGGCGGCGTGGCCACTCAGTATCTGAGCACGCTCCGGAGAGGCTTCGCCCTCCGGATTCTGGCTCTTTCGGTGAATCTGACGCTTCCAGCCGCCCGCACACCGGCCTACTTCCTCGGTGGCACGAATCAGCGACTCGAACTGCTTGAAGCTTTTGAAGGCGCGAAGCTGGCTGCCCAGTTGCAGGCTCAGCTTCAGTTCATCTATCGCCCATACCAGCTCTGAAACCCAATGTGACTGTCGATTACGATCACGCCAGGCGCGATGACACATGCGCACCACAGTCATAGCTTGGGCGCGCATATCATCGCCCAGCGTGTATTTGTGGTATCTCACGAATCCACGGACAACTTGCTCTATATCAACAAGCAGGCGCTCCGACTTTTTCGCAATTTCAGGCAATCGTTGAGTCGTCATAGCATCACATCAAAAATCAAAGAGTTACTGACCGGAACGAACCGCCCGAACACACGCGCCGTCGTTGCGGTGGTAGTAGTAGACAAGGCCGACGCCGAAGAGGACGACCCAAACAGCGGCGTCGTTAAAGGCGCAGGGAGTTGAGGTCCAGTAGCCACGGCTGCGGGTGTCAGGGAATTTTTCGGTATCAATAGCCGGTTCGTCGCGTGACAGATCAAGCAGCGGCTCCAGCTCCTGGCGAGTCGGCAGGCGCCAGCCAGGGCCAAGATCTGCAATCGCTTTCTCTGCCTTCTCGTAAGTGACGGCGTCACCGTCTAGGAGGGTATGGCTCCATTCCAGATTGCCTTGCGTGGCGGCTGGCTCGGAACGGTCCACCGTGATGGACATGGCCTCTCCAAAAAGTCCGATTTCAACGGATCGTTCCGGGGTTTTGATGATTAGCTTTTCCATGGTTATCTCCGCTATGGATGTTTTTTACTGCTTGCTTAGAAACTGAATTCCCATCGGTACCCGGCGGTGACCACGTTGAATCCGTGGTCTTTACCGGTCTCGATTGAACTGACGTGCTGGGCTTCGATCAGGAAGCCGCGGTATTCCACGCCGGCGACGAAAGAGCCAACGGTGTCGGGCAGATCCATCTTGTGGACGCTCTTGCGGCGCTCGCCTTCGTAGGTCCAGCGTTCCGTCATGCCGATCTGGTAGCCCAACCCTCCCTGCAGGTAGAGAGTTGGCTCAGCCACGGCGAAACAAGGAATAATGGCAAGCAGGGCTAAGGGAATTTTCATTTCGGGATCTCCCAATATCGCTACGCGACTTCCTTAAGTATTTCTTGGCTCATGCCAAGCACCCACTCGGCAGCGGTCTGCACGTTGACACCAAAGCGGTCAGCGATAACGTGCAGCAGCATCATGTCGCTGGGGCGCTCCGTTTCGGTGGATTCCGCCTTATATTCGGCGCGGGGCTCGCTTTTCACATGGGCGGGATTTTCTGGCTCAGGCGTAGTGACGGGGGATTCAGCAAGCTTGCGAGCCATTGATTCAGCCTCGGCCTGCTGCTGCGCTTCGCTCTCTGCTTTGGCCTTTTCCTCGGCAGCAATGCGCTGGCGCTCAGTTTCCAGGCGGCGCTCTTCTTCCTGCTTGTGGTTGCTGATTCGGTTTGCCACTTCCAGCTTCACCAACTCGCTGTCTTTCAGTGCCAGCTGCTGCCGGTCGGCAAACAGGAATTCATAGCCAGCGTCGGCAATAGTATTGGCGTTGGCGCGAATCAGGTCGGCAGCTTCATTGATAGCAATTTTTGCGCGGGCTACTTCGTTGTCCGCTGCATCCTGCAGGGAGGTGATGGTGCGCTTGCCCTTCATGGCAGCATTGAAATCGGTATCGACACGGGGCAGGGCGTAGCCGTCCAGCGTGGCCTGAACCTTGGCGCCGTGTTCTTCGACGGCCTGCTTGCCCTGCTGGGCAATTTCCAGTTTGATGGCCTGCTTCTGGCTCTTAACCAGTTTCTCTGCCATCAGGCGGTTATCGCGGGCCAGCTTGTGCAGCATGTCCTTTCGGCGCTTGGCGTTGTCCACGGCTTCAACCTGTGCCAGCAGTTGGGCTTCGGCGGAATCCAGGGCGTCTTCCGCCTTCTTCAGCTGCTTCACCTGGTTGTCCAGATCGGCAAAGTCCTGGTCGTTTTTCGGGTCCCGTACCAGCACCTCGTCAATGAAGTGTTTCAGGGCAGATTCAAAGCGGTCGAAGTTGTCCACGATGGACAGTTCGCCGCTTACCTGAACGGATACCGCCGGCAGGTCTTGAGTGGTGGCACCGGTAACTTCCGGCGCCGTCTCGCGGGGCTGGTATTCGGCCAGATCGGCCCGGAACTGCTCCCATCCAGATTCCAGTGCAGCAAAGCGGGACTCATCGCGCTCAATCCACAGGTGCTTGCAGTTTTCCTTGGTGCCATCAGAAGCCATGAACAGGATCCGTTCGGCACCGGAAAGGGCGAACTGCTGATCAAGCTGGATCCGGTAATGCTCGTCCAGCTCGCCGGCGTCAATCTGGGCGGCAAGGTCAGCATTCAGCCACTTGTGTTCCCAGCCGATTTTGCGGCACATGGTCAGGCCATCCATGGATGCGAGATACCCGCCCTCGGCATCATCAAGCACCACCGGGTACAGCTCGTCATCAATCATTGCGTCTGCAATGGGACGCGCTGCCGCTTCGGCCTTGTGGCCCTTATCGAACGCCTTTTGCTGGCGCTCGCTGGGCTCAGGAACCACGCCAGTGGCTTTCTGATCCATCAGGCCATTGCGAGTCTGGTATTTGCTCTTGCCCACCATCGCCGGCGCCTCACTGGCCGTGTCACGCTCTGCGCGCAGTGCCAGCCACTCCGGGGATCCCTGCTCAACTTTTACGAGTTTGCCGAGATTGAATTTCATGCTTCTGCTCCTTGCTTGAGGCCAAGAATTTGCTGGCGCTGGGATTCGGCCAGGGTGTATTTGGATTCCAGGAAGCCAATGATGTCTTGAGGGTCGGTGCCGCCTTCCACGCTGGCGCTGAAGTCGGGCAGCTTCTGCTCAAGGCGCCCCTGTGGGTATTCGGGAAGCTCTGACGCCTGCGCATCACGAGGCGGCGTAATGTCCCGTTCTTCAGGAATGTCCCGCGCCTCTTCGACCGTAATCAGGCCGCCCAGGGCATCGGCGAATTTGTCCCGCAGGGCATAGCCACGAGCACGCCACATCAGCATCCGCTTGGGGTACTGTTTCCATGGGCCTTGCTTATCCCAGAGGTTCGCTTTTTGGGCATCTGCCTGGCTGAAGGAAACGGTGTGCTTCTGTGCGTCACCCTTACGCCAGACGGTGCAAGTGGCTGTCATGGTCTGCTCGTCAAAGCTCTCTTCATGGCCGCCAAACTTCGGATGGTTCTGAACCAGCGCCAGAAGGGCATCGCCATAAATGGCCGGCTTCCCGTTAATGACGGCGATGTTCTGCAATGCCTGGATAGGGTTCAGGCCCAGCTCACTGCCCATCATCATGGCCACCAATGTGTCCTGTGGTTTGCGCTGGTAGTTCTTCGGCACCATTTCGCTGCCTGACAGCATTTCCGCCATCTGCATGGCTTCCTGCATACTGTTTGGCTTCAAGGCGAAGCCGTTGGTCTGCGCAATCGCGTTCATGTTTTTCTCCTGGCAAGGAATCAAAAAAAACAAAGAATTACTGACCGGAACGAACCGCCCGAACACACGCGTAGCTGCTGCGGTGGCCGTGGTAGACACCGCCGTCGTCGAAGTAGACGACCCAAACAGCGGTGTCATTCCAGGCACACGGCGTACTGGTCCAGTAGCAATCGTTCTTGGTGTCCGGAAAGGCGTCGGAGTCGATAGCGGGCTCGTGTTTGCTGTGATCTACCAAGGAGAACAGCTCGTCTACGGTGGGCAGGCGCCAGCCTTTCCCCAGGGCTTCTACTGCCTCCTGGGCTTTCTCAAAGGTCACGTCCTCGGCCACTGTGGCCTTCGTCCACTGCAAGCCGGTTTTGGTGTCTGTTACTACGCTGTGATCAATGAAACGCTGCATTTGAAATGCCTCTTTGCTTGAACAAAAAGGGGCGGGGAGCCCCGTGAAACAACAGATCAGCGCTGTCGTTCTGTTAACTGTTTCCAGAAGCGGTGGAAGCGATTCGGGTGGCGTGCCCGACGGGCTGCTTCCTGAATGTTTCGCTCACGCGCTTCGTGGGCATCGGCCAACAGTTGGCGGCCAACGGCGTTATCTGGGACTCGGGTTACCAGGCTCATGCGTCTGCTCCTTCAGCTGCTTTCTTGCGCTTGTTGATCGATGTGAAGCTGCTTTTGCCGGTGACGCTGCTGGTTACGCCGAACTTGCGAATGGAGCCGCCGGCAGCCAGGAAGGCTTCTGTCTGCTCCTGAATACGCTGGCGTTCCATGCGCTTGGCGAAAGGGGCCGTCTCTTTCATGCAGCCTCCTGGGGATAGATCATTAAATCCGCAGGCATCGGGGTAGGAAGACCAAATAGGTTGTTGATGGCTGCGGTAATAAGCGTCTGCCCTCGGTAGCAGATCAGGGTGACGGGGTGGCCGTGTCCGCAGAGGTGGAGAGCCAGCAGCCACCGACCACGCCATTCACCTTCTATTTTTTCGGCAGCGCGGCGGTCTACATTCGGATTGCACAACGCGCTTGCTTCCAGCACGGCAGTGCCTGTCAGGCGCTCAATGGCCATAAGTTCGTTCATGTCTGTCTCCTTGGATCCGCGCTGTTGTTGTCGTGTTGTTTGAGTAACGTGAGGCTAGTATGAGAAATCTCATAAGTGGTGTCAATGAGATAACTCATAAAAAATATGAGAAATATAAAGTAGGCCCAAAATGACCGGTTGAGGAGCAGCGGAACAAAGCTCAAATATCTGAGTCGAAGCCGACGGGCCCGGAATATCTGTGTTCTGGATAAAGTTCGCTAGCGAACTCTGTGCGGAGGGTGTGCCTGGTAGGGGAGGGTTGTGCTAGAACAATATGATGGACACAAAAAAGCCCGCTGAAGCGGGCTTTTTTGTGTGCGGCTGAGCTTAAGCTGCTTGCTTGGGCTCTTCTAGGTCTGCTACCGCGTGAAGATGTTTTTGGTAGGCAGATTCCAGAGTTGAATTAACTGACTCAATCAGAGACAGCGCTTCATTTAGCATCCCTTTTTTGTCGGTTTTTGTCATAGAAACGACCTCCTAGTTAATTGATCCAATTGATCTTGTAGTTCGCTCTCGTCCCCTTTGACTATGGCTGCAGCGATCTGTTTCACATGCATTGCATAATCTCTGGCTTTTTGAGCGGTCATATCACCGTCTTCATCGGCCAGCACTTCTAGGACTTGGCAAATCTTTTCAAGGTGATTAGCCACTTCATCGTACGAAGGGTTTTCCTTCTGCAAAATCGTGATGTGGAAATTCGAGCAATTTCTAAGCACCAAGTTAGCGGTGTGAAGTATACCCGAGTAAAGTTTATCCACAAGATCCGCGATTTCCTTATCTGTCATCTATACCAACCCTTTTTTTATAGTAAGTCTACTGAACGAAAGTACAGCGGTTCCATTCTTTAGGAAAAACAATAGGTTATGCTTTTTATTGTTTGTAAAAAAAACACGCCATAGCCAGAAATGACGATGAAGATGGCCATTTTTTCGACAGACGGACAGCGTGCTGTCCTACAATCTCTGGCAGCGAATTCGCTTAGTGCGAGATTTCGCGGCGAAAAATACTAGCAGAGAGCCTCGTGCCTGCCAAAGATATTGAGCCAAAAATAAGAAATAATCATTAGCCGCCTTTGTGCTGCCAATCCTGTGGCTAGTATCTGGCACCCGTCATAGCACCAAACACCATAGCGACGGCAAAGCCGAATAGAGCCAAGATCATCAGTGCGGGGATAGAGGCAAGCGACCATTTGACCATAAAGGTCACCATGGAGCCGAAAGGCATATCTATATCCACCACCTTTACGCGCTGAGCCTGGACCTCCGGTAAGTCACTGGTTTCGCCGGAAGCCTTCTCGGTTTGCGCCTTTGTCACGCCCCAGGCGATCAGTGCAACAACAGCAATGACGATCAAAACGGTCATTAAGCTCATGGTATCCCTTCCTTTTGTTATTCAGTGCTGACCAACTATTGGCTCACATTGGATCGTACTTGCCGATTACCACGCCACAAATAGACCAATCCCCGTCCACCTTGATGATGGGCTCTGGCCAGTCTCGATTGCCTGGTTTCAAGAAGTACTCACCTTCGGCCAGAGATAGCTGCTTGAGTGTGACTTTGCTGTCGCTATGGCGCTTGGCCACCACGTATTTACCCGGATCAGGTGCTTTATCCGGGTCCACGATCACCACCTCTCCGTTCCTTATGCGAGGATCATTGCTCTCACCCTCTACCTTCAAGGCATAGGTTCGCGGCCCGGCGCCTGGCGGACGGAAGGGCAACCATTCATCTGCATCCCCCGGCTCGAATGGGTCTTCGGCCTCGCAGAAATCACCCGCCCGCACGTAGCTGATAATGGGGATCTGGCCTTGGACGATGCCGGGGCCGGGGGATACGTCGTAGTCAGCTGAATTTTCCCGCACCGCTGTGGTGGGAACCATTTCGCCCTCCCCAAGCGTCAACCAGTCTGTCCTGACTCCGCAGGCTTTCGCTATATCGGGTAGACGTTTAGAGCTCGCAGCCTTGCCACGCTCAAGGTTCGAGATAACCGCCTGGTCCAACTTGCGGCCGGAAATCTGATACACCTTTTCGGCAAGCTCTTTCTGGGTCAGCCCTGCATGCTCGCGAGCGGCCACCATTCGCATCTGAATATTCATACCCGATCTTATATGAGGTGGCTCATACTCTTGCAAATGAGAGTTCTCATGTAATATCCTATGAGAAATCTCATATTCAGGACCGACTATGGACGACAACATCTATAAGCGCCTCGTTAAGCATTTCGGCACCCAGGAGGCCACTGCGCAAGCCGTAAAGGTTGATCAGTCAACAGTATCTGGATGGTGTCGGGAATTGTTTAAGCCAAAGCCTTCGGCCGCTGTAAGAGCGGAAAAGGCTACTGGGGGAAAATTCACTCGACAGGATCTTTGCCCAGACTTTCCTTGGGATGAAACAGCCGCCTGAAGCCGGGCAGTGCCGTGTTGTAAACGCAGCAGGCACAACTCCCGGTTAAGGCGCCTCTGGGGCCAGCACTCCACGATGGCCCGCATTTGAAGAATTGAAGTTTGTGCAATCAAGTTATCCATGGGGACCAAGGTAATGGACGAACTGAACAAAATCTTGGGGCAGGTGCCCCAGCTGGTCCGAGACCAGGGCTCGCAGGAAGAAAAGCTGGAGGAAATCTGGCGCATGCTGGGCCGCCACCGTAATGGCATGCAAGCCCGGGTAGCCGGTGATCTGGCTGAGAAGCTTCAGGGTCACAGCAGGGCGCCACATCTGCCAATCGATGACCCCCGCAAAGCCGCCAAGCGCCTTGGCGCCATGCTGAGCGGCCATACCTCCCTGCCCATGTCTGTGGGCTTCACATTCATCGACTGCCTTCCTGAGCCGTTTCAGTCGGCTGCCAAGGTGATGATTTTCCCTCGCGGGAAGAGTGCGGCGGCAGAACTGGTGGATGTGCTCAGTCTGGATCAGCAGCACGACGAACAGACCGATCATCTGCGCTTCAGTTTGGCCACGGGCAAGCACCTGGGTATGACCGCCGAACAGCTTGAAGCTGCGGCCATGGCGTTCGATGACGACAGCTCCAGCAGCAAGCAGGTGGCTGCGGCTCTCAGGGCTATGGCAGAGGACAAGCGGGGGGCTGCATGAGCTTCGATGCTGGCTTTCTCGTGGCCTGGCTCGTGCCTATTTTGGCCTGCGTGGTCTGTGAAGCCATTTGCGAACACCGGGAGCGGCATCACTGATGGCTGGTGACTGGATCAAGATGCGGACGAACTTACGGCGTCACCCCCGGGTGATCGCTATGGCTCGTCAGCTTTCGTTTGACCGTGAATTCATGAACTGGTGGACCGATCCCCAGCAGATGACATGTCGTGACGCCGTCACGGAAGTCGTCACGTTTGAGAACGTAACTCGCGTGACGGTGTGCGGTTTGCTTGAAGTGTGGGGCGCGGTCAATGCCGTGATCAAGTCGAGTGAGGCGGTCGATTTCATGACCATCATGGACCTTGATGACATAGCGGGCATTCCTGGATTCGGTGTTGCAATGGAAGCGGTTGGCTGGGTCTCAGAAGATGATGAAAACGGCTTAACATTCAACAACTTCAGTGAATTCAATACGCCAGATTCAGAACGCAAAAAGCCCAAGACAGACGCACAGAGAGCCCGTGAATATCGGGAGAGAAAGAAGCGTAATGGCGCCGATAAAGAACAGGATTCCGCTGCGTCACGAACGTCACAAAACGTCACGGGGAGAAGAGAAGAGAAGAGTAGAAGTAAAACATCTTCTACACCGGACGGGCGTGAAAAAATTTCCATGGCCCCCGATTGGACCCCCTCGGACGGTATCGCTGCCCGAATGACCATGGCCGGCATCCCTGCCGGTGACCTGACTCAGGAATCCCTGGGCGAATTCAAATCCTACTGGCTAACCCGATCCGATCAGCTCACCCAGTCGCAGTGGGAACACAAGCTGATTCAGGCCCTTCAGTCGCGACGGAGGAATACCCATGCAGCAGGCTCACGATCTAGCAAAAACGGCCATGACCGGGACTCGGTCGAATCCGCAATCGAAGACACCGACGACAGAAGCTGGGCAGAGGGCGTCAACTGATGAGCTCACCACGGTTGTCGATGAAATCTTTCGGGTGTTCCGCAGAACCTGGCCACGGCGGTTTCCAACGATCTGGAAAACGGGTGACGACCTGCGTGAGAGCAAACGGCAGTGGTTGCTCGCATTTCGTGACGCGAGCGTGACGCCCGTGATGCTGCGTATCGGTTTGGAGGCAGTGAGGAAGGAATCCTGGCCACCGGATAACCCCGGTGCGTTTCTGGCCCTTTGCAGGATGGACCCGGCGACGGTGGGTGCACCAGATCTGGAGTCGGCCTGGAAAGAGGCCAGCAACCGATCCCCGCACAGTGAGTGGCTTCCTTGGAGTCATCGCTGTGTGTACTGGGCTGCCGTTTGGACCGGGCAGACGGACCTGGCAGAGCGGGGCCAGTACATGCGCAAGATCTTTGAGCGTGAATACGATCGCGCTCTGCAGCAGGCCAGCAATTTGAGCGAGCCCCCACTGGGGCGCCTTCCAAGCAAGACATCGAAGCAGGTGCAGGCTGAGCGAGAACAGGCCGCCAGCGAGCACCTGCCGGACATCAAAGCAATGGTCAGGGGGTGGTGATGTCAGTCGCACAAACGAGCGTTAGCACATATCACGATCACGTCCAGGGCGGGAAAGAGCTGACCCAGTGTGACCAGATCGTTCAGTGGTTATCCACCCAGAACAAGGCCTGTACGCGCCGTGAAATACACGAGGGTACCGGTCTTGAGTACGGCGCTGTCTGCGGCCGGGTGAACAAGCTGGTGAAAGACGGCCTGCTAACTGAGCTGCAGCGGAAGATCGAAAACAACGGTTCGGGTAAGAAAGCAAAGCTGGTCCGGATCCCGATCAAAGAGCAGCAGCTGGGGCTTTTTCAGTGACGGTGGCTGTTCGTAAGTCGCGCATGAAAGAAACCCTGCCCATGAGGGTGGGGGTGCTGGATAGAACCGGTGTGCTTTTGCCGGCGGACGGATTTTGCCAGAAACGGCTGCGGGAAAAGGGCCTGAAGGTCGGGGACATGGTAACCGTGCAGGTCCGCCGAATGCGCGAGTACTGGTACCACAAGATGGTCCACCTCTTCGGGGAGCTGGTGGCGCAGAACATCGATGACTTCCGCGGCATGACTGCCCATGACGTGCTGAAGCGATTGCAGGCAGAAGCCCAAATTGGGTGTGAGGCGGTATCAATCCGGGTGATGTCTACCGGCGATATGGCGGTGATGTATTACCCGCGCAGCCTGGCCTACGACGAAATGGACCAGGACGAATTTGAAAATGTGTTTACGGGGTTCTGCCAGCACGTGGTGGAGCACTACTGGCCGACGCTGGATCTGGAGAACATCCAGGCGTTGGTGGAAATCATGGGAGAGCAGGTGTCATGAGTCGTCCATCAGTTGATTTTGATTTATTCCGATTCGCCCGGGTGGGGACCCTGGCGCTGAAGGCCCGCGGCAATGTGCTTTCAGTGGCCCAGCATCCCCGTAAATGGTCCATGACGGTGACCGTGGAAGGTGAGCCCAATGAGCAGGGCGAAGCGATCCGGGATGAGTACACGTTCCGCAACAAGCGCCCCTTCATGCTGAACAAGATGCCCGAATACATCTGGGATCGGGTCGGCATCGACTGGGAGGGGCGGAAGGCCTCTGTGCAGGTGCATGCGGAGGTGGTGCGGTGAGAGACGCCTCCAGCCACTACGGGCCAGAGGACGCCGGCAGCGGGCAGCGCGGCATATGTGTCCACTGCCTCAAGGGGCCCACCCAGGAAGGCCATGACGGCTGTCTCGGAACTCTTCCTGCACCGGTTATGAATGCTTGTTGTGGGCACGGCAAAGCGCGCTTGGCTTATATCCAGTACTGGGCTGAAGACGGCACAGGGGGAAAAAGAATTTCCGGTGATGAAGCCATTCGCGAACAAGCCAGACTCAAGAAGGGCAGCCAATGAACAGCAGCAAAGCGCCAACCGCAGCCCAAAAACGCTGGCATGCCTGGCTGGCAAGCCAAGGCTGCTATATCGGCCTCGGACCGGCCTGCATCCATCACTGCGCCGGAAGTACCGCCAAGCACAACAAGGTGGAAATAGGCCAGTGGTGGGTCGTGCCTTTGAGCTATGAGGCTCACCAAGGCACACAAGGAATCCACGGAGACCTGTCGGTATTCGCAGGCCAAGGCCTGGGGAAAACCCGTAAAGAGATCGAGAAAGCCATCTTCGGACGCTTGGTGGCGCATTACCGGCGCCAGCATGGGGAATATCCGTGCCCGCCTGAGGTTGTCGCAGCTATCGAGGGCTACAGACGATGATAGCGCAGGGAAGGGAAAAGCAAAGGAGGATGGAGCATGAGCTATAGGCCGCTGATTACGCTAATGGAGGCTCGGTGTGCTCGCTGTGGCGCCCGCCCGGACACAGTAGATCCGCTTCCGCCAGGCTGGGGCTGGGATACGGTAGAGCCAAGCAATATTTGGCTGATATGCCCGGACATGTTGTCCGATGAGGGGTGCCCAAAGATGAGGGGTCATAAGAAATCCGGGGGTGCTTACCGTTGAGTGCAGCAGAGGAAACGCTGGCCCTGCACCTTATGGCCGAGAAGCTGAGCGGCTGGGATCGTGAATACCGCTTTGGCGCTATGGCTGTAGGAGGGCCAGGCAAGGGCCTTCGTAAGCGTCTGGCTGATGCAGGTTTGAGGGATTGGCGGTTTGACTTCGCTCACCCTGGGCTTGGCCTAGCCGTGGAAGTAGAGGGTATTACTCGATACGGGAAAACCAGCAACGGGAAAATGGCTTTAGGGCGCCACCAAACATCCAAAGGCATGGAAGAAGACCTGCGCAAGTATGACGCAGCCATGCGTATGGGCTGGAACATCTACCGGTGCTCCCCGGCAATGGTTCGTCAGGGGCATGCCATCGAGACCATAAAGCGCCTGGTGCAGGCGGCAGAGGAGTGTTCGTGATGCTGGGATTAACGGCCTTGTGCGTGATCTTGTGGCTGATGCTGGGTGAGTCGGTGCGTATGTCGTTGGTATTGGCGGCCCAAGTTATCGATGCCAAAAAAGGTGACTTTGTGAAGGATATTCCCAAGTCAATTTTCTGGCTGATTGGCCCCTTGCTTTTCGTTTACGTGATTCTGGTTCGGAAGGGAGAGGATTGATGGCTGATACGAAGAAGATGATCCATGAGGCCTACGGTATCCACAAGATGCAGCCAAATGGCTCTGGTGGTGATCCACAGTCGGCGCATAACTACGCCATAGGTAGAGGCGTATGGTCGGGTAAGATCATGGCGGCCGTAGAGAAGCAAGAGCGTCCCCTGGGTGACATTCTGATCATGTGCTACGCGCCGGAATGGGATGATGTGAACCTGAAGACGCTGCACCGGCATTTGCTGGCCGCCTTCATCAAGCGCCATGGTGACGACATCAAGCAAGATCGGACTTTCTTGAAGGTTAAGCGCCTGGCAGAGGTGGCAATTTTCAACTTTCAGCATGAATGCCGCGGCGGCCCGATGTCCGTGGAGCTTGTGTGCCAGATGATTGGTATCGATCAGAGCAACTGGTACAAGCGGCAATGGAAGTCATGGTGGAAATCCCTCGGGGACCAGCTGCATCGCTGGGAGCGCGAGGCCATCAGAAAGCCAGCGGAAGTATGCAAAGAAATCGTGGCGCTACGGCAAAGAGAAAGTGCGTAAATGACCGTAGTGCAAATGACCGTAGCTAATGTACAGTTTTAACCACAATACGAAACTGCCTCTGAAATAAGGCAGACACCTGTTCTCCTAAGGCAAACAGCAAAACCTTCCCCCAAATCCGACCCGCGAAAGCGGGTTTTTTTATGCTCATAGGGGCGCGGCCTGGAATCAGAACTGACACCGGCAATATCGGTGCTAGGTTTCTAGCCGGGGCCACCAGGAGCCGCATCTGACCAATAGCATCGTGTCAGGCCGCACCCCTATGGGATTAACCGATTGGCATGTAGCACAGCGGTAGTGCAGCGGACTGTTAATCCGTCGGTCGCTGGTTCGATCCCAGCCTTGCCAGCCAAACTCAGGAGGCCATCATGAAACTGTCCGAACTGAAGCGGCGCGGTAGTGATGGTTTTGGATCCGGTCACTTCGGCGCATCGCGTGGACCTCGCACACATAACGGCGTGGATCTGCTTGCCGGCACAGGTGAGGATATTGATTCACCAGTGGTGGGCACTGTTACGAAGCTGGGCTACCCGTACGGGGACGACCTCAGCTATCAATACGTGCAGATTAGCGTCGAGGATTATGATTTTCGCGTCTTCTATGTGGAGCCCAGCGTAAAGGTGGGCGATGAAGTCACCGCCGATACTGTAATTGGCTTTGTTCAGCACCTTGGAAGCCGTTACCACGGCATCCCGAATCACGTCCATTTCGAGATAAAAAAGGACGGGGATTATCTGGACCCGACGCCGACACTGATTGCGATGGGTGGGTGATGAACCCCGAAACGCTGGACAAGTGGCGCGTTGTGCCCCGCTTGCTGGTGCTGCTGTACGGCGTCGTGTGCTGGCAGACCTTCGACTGGTTCACGGCCTTAGCTGATCCGTCCGGGCCGCAAACGACATTTGCCACGGGCATCTGGGGTGCTGCTGCCGCCTGGTTCGGCTTCTACGTGAATAGCGGGAAGAGCCAATGATCGCCATCCCTCCGCAAGCCCAAGTTATTGGTGCCCTGGCGCTTGCAGCAGGGCTGGTGCTTGTCGGCTGGACGGCGAAGGGCTGGTACGAAGGTGATAGAGAGTTGGGCGCCCTGAAGGGTGAGATAAAGACCGCTTTGGCAGATGACAAGGCCCATAAGGATGCCATTGCCGAGCTGGACGCCAAATACACCCAGGAGCTGAACGATGCACAGGCTGAAATTGATCGGCTTACTGATGATCTCGCTGCTGGCCGTAAGCGGCTGCGCCTCAACGCAGTGTGTGAAGACAGCGCAACAGCCGCCGCCGGCGAACCTGATGCAGCCGCCCCCCGACTTAATGACTCCGCTGAACGGGATTATCTCCGTCTCAGGGAGCGAATCAGCACAGCCACAACGCAAATCCTCGGGCTCCAAGAGTACATTCGGACCCAATGCGCCGGCTGAGTAAATACGCACAGGACACGGCCCATGCAGCCGTCCTGGCAACGATCATCATTTTATTTTCATGGCTTGTGCTGGCCTACCTGGCTCGGCAGTGGTGGAGAAGTTTCCAGGATGACACATGAGGCGCCCAGCGAAATGGACAGTATCCCTCTACGGGTGAACGGCCTCGAGCGCGGTCAAGGCCTGCATGATCATCGCCTGCGCGTATTGGAAGAGGAGAGGCTCCCGCACCGCATGGCACTCACCGAACGAAGCGCGGAACAAGCCCTGAAGGGGGTTGATGACCTCAAGAGCGAGGTTACCGGTCTGCGTGATGATCAGGTGCAGGGCTTCAAGGAGATGGGGCAGGCCATTGGCAAGATCACCAGCCTCTTCAAGGGCGCGATGTGGGCGTTCGGCATAGTCGGAACCATTTTGGTGGCCCTGAATATCGCGGTGGATCTAGTGCCCAAGATTGACGCAATGATTATCGAAAAGAACCCACCGGTTGAACAGCAGCGATAAACCCAGCCATAGGCCCTTGAGGGGGTCGAGGAGCAAGCATGATTGAAGTTCGCATCACACCCATAGAGCGCTACCAGGTGACCTACTACAGCGAAGAGACTGGCTCGGACCAGGTGGCCACTGACCTGACCCTGGCACAGGCCGAGAACATCGCTGGTGCAGTGCATGCCCGGGCGGAAGCCGCCGGTATGAACGTGGCGCCTGTGGTGAAGGTGGAGGGCTGATGAGCCGCCGGTTCCTTCGCCTCAGTGTGAGAGTGACCGTACGCTGGTGGGTGCCGCTCTACATTCGAGGAGTGATCTTTATCAGCATGATCACCGGCAGGGAGCCGGACCCGGTAAAGGTTGAGTACTGGGTCAAAAAGGGCATGAAAACAGAGGTGGTCGAAGACTGATGGCAGCCCCAGAGGAGTTTTTCACCGGGGTGCTGCATGAGGACCTATGGGAAATCTGCATCGGTGAGAAGCTGGGCGAAGGTATGAGCAGGCATGTCTATGTCTGGGAGCCTGACCCCACTCTGGTTGTGAAGATCGAGACCCAGAGGCATCACTGGTACAACATCGAAGAATTCAACACCTGGAACGTGATAGAGCACACCAAGCATGCCCGCTGGTTCGCACCGGTAGTGGCGATTGCTGGGGGTGGCTCCATGCTGCTGCAGCGCCGTACCCAGCCCCTGAGACGTGATGAACTCCCGGCCAAGCTGCCTACGTTCTTCACGGACACCAAGAGCAAGAACTTCGGCTTACTGAATGGCCAGGTGGTCTGCCATGACTACGGTATTCACATGCTCCGGGAGCGGGGGATGAGTAGCCGAATGATTAACGCGGACTGGTGGGACCTTGAAGAAGAGTAAAGCCAAGATCACACGGCCGATGCCGCCGGAAGAGGCGCTGGAATTCGCGGAGTACGGACCGATGGTGCCGGACGCTGCTGTGGTGGACTGGATCCAGCGAGAAATCGTGAGCGAAAACGGTTCCCTGCATAACCCAGATCATGCGCACCTGGAGAATGCCACTCTCGGTGTGCTCTGGGCTGGTAGCGGTAACGAGAGCAAGGGGCGCAGGGTGATTGGCATGGCTGAGATACCCCGGTTCCTATGCAACCGTTGGCAGAAGGCGAGGCAAGAGCAGCAGATCAATGACTGGTTCGGGTTTATCCCCGATTTCCTGATCACCCTGGATGCTCACTACTGTGCCGAGGGTGCAGACGATCGCAGCTTTGCCGCTCTGGTAGAGCATGAGCTTTATCACTGTGGCCAGGCCACGGATGAGTTCGGTTCCCCGAAGTTCAATCAGGAAACCGGCCTTCCCACATGGACAATCCGGGGTCATGACGTAGAGGAATTCGTGGGTGTGGTACGCCGTTACGGGGTAGGCCACCCAGAAGGAAATCTGGCTCAGTTAGTAGCCGCGGGTAACGCTCAGCCGGAGGTCGCCAATGCCGACATCTCAAGAGCGTGCGGAACCTGTCTGCGCGCGGTTTCTTCCTGACCAAGCCTGACTGGTAAGTATTTATGGCCCGACTGAAGCCCGAACAAAAACTCTTCATAGTCCAGCGGTTGGCCTGTTTTGACACGCCAACCATGGTCGCGAAGGCGGTCAGGGAAGAGTATCAGGTGGAATTGTCGCGCCAAGTGGTTGAGGGATACGACCCAACCAAGTACGCCGGCAGGAACCTGGCGAAGAAGTACAAACAGGTCTTCGAGGACACCCGGGAGGCGTTTCTCGAGGACACCAGCGGTATCGCGATCAGCCATAAGGCGGTTCGGCTGCGGACCCTTCAGCGGATGGCAGAGAAGGCCGAAACCATGGGGAACATGGTGCTGGCTAAGGATCTTCTGGAGCAGGCAGCCAAAGAGGCGGGTGACGCCTATAGCAATAAGCGAGTGCTGGAACACAACAATCCGGACGGAAGGCTGACGCCGGTGATTAACCTGACGAGAAAATAATGCCCGATGGCGCCCTGGATCTGGAACTCCATGATCGACAGGGCGTGGCATTTGATTCGCTCGCCACAGAGATACTGTATGGCGGAGCGGCAGGGGGCGGTAAAAGCCACCTGATGCGTGTTGCGGCCATTATCTGGTGCGCAACGGTGCCGGGGTTACAGGTTTACCTGTTCCGGCGCCTTTCGGATGACCTGGAAAAGAACCATCTGCATGGCCCTGGTGGCTTCTTCGAGCTGCTGGCGCCCTGGTTCGATGCTGGCTTTGCCAAGTACAACGGCTCGAAGCACTTCATCAAGTTCTGGAATGGTTCGCACATCTTTCTGTGCCACTGCCAGCACGAGAAGGACAAGTTCAAGTATCAGGGGGCTGAAATACACGTCCTGCTGATGGACGAGCTGACCCACTTCACCGAATCGATTTACCGGTATCTGCGGGGGCGGTTACGACTGGGCACTTTGGACGTGCCCCCGGAAATGAAAGGCCTGTTTCCCCGGGCGATTTCCGGCTCTAACCCCGGTGGCGTTGGTCACAACTGGGTAAAAACCGCTTTTGTGGATGCGGACAAGCCACTGGCGATTCACCGGGTTAGCAAATCCGAGGGCGGCATGCTTCGCCAGTACATTCCCGCGAAGCTGGACGATAACCCGTCGCTTCTCGAGAACGATCCGGATTACATCGACCGCCTGGAGGGCTTGGGTAACCCGGCACTCGTGAAGGCAATGAAGGACGGCGACTGGAACATTGTTTCCGGTGGTGCGTTCGATGATGTCTGGAATGAGTCGCGGCACGTTAAGCCAAGGTTCAAGGTTCCGGCCAGCTGGCATGTTGACCGGTCCTTTGACTGGGGCTCAACGCACCCGTTCTCAGTGCTCTGGCATGCAGAGGCAGATGGTACCGAGGCGACCCTGCCGGATGGTAGCAAGTTCTGCCCACCGCGGGGCTCAATCATCGTTTGCCACGAATGGTATGGCGCCAAAGGGCCGAATGAAGGCCTGAAGCTGTCGGCCAAAGAGATCGCCGCCGGCATCAATGAGCGTGAGGAATCGCTTGAAAAGGGGGCATGGGTAGCCAAAAAGCCCAAGCCAGGCCCTGCTGATAACCAGATCAGTAACGTAAACGAATCGGACAGCGACAGCGTGGCCGCCAAGATGGCCAAGTCTGGCGTGAAGTGGACCGAATCCGATAAAAGCCCTGGTTCCCGGGTGAACGGGTTGGAGCTGATGCGCACGCGCCTCAAGGAGGCCGCCAAAGATCAGCCGGAGGATCCCGGCCTCTATTTCATGGACCACTGCAGAAAGATTATCTCCCACCTGCCGGTGCTGCCGCGCAGTGAGAAGAACCCCGATGACATCAACACCGATGCGGAAGATCACGATTATGACTCACTCCGCTACCGCGTGATGAACAAACGCAAGGCCGGCAAAGCCCGCCGAATCCGAGGACTCGCTTAATGCCAGTAACCAATCACCACGACGAGTATGAAAATCACTCGGAAGACTGGTCGCTGATGGAAGAGTCCCTCCAGGGCGAGTGGGCAATTAAGCGGGCTGGCACAGGGCGGCTGCCAAAGACAGCGGGGCAGATTGAAGCTGAGTGCTTGGCTCGCACTGAAGATTCAGAGATGACACCGGCTGAGGCTCAATCGCTTTATGCGGGCTACAAAGAGCGTGCCGAGTACCCATTGTGGGTAAAAGATAGCCTTCGCACGATGATGGGCCTGGTGGGGCGTCAAGAGCCGACTATCAAGCTGCCGGCAGCGATGGCGAGCCTTGAGAGTGAGGCGACGGCTGACGGGTTCAGCCTAAAGCAGCTTTTCCTTCGGACTGTATCGGCAACCCTTACGAAAGGGCGCAAACCTCTGGTGGCCAACTTTGACGGTGACGGCAAGCCCTACGTCAGTGCATACACGGCAGAATCAGCCATCAACTGGAAGGAAACGGCTGTTGGCGGGCGCAGAGATCTTTCTCTGGTCGTGCTGAAGGAGGCTCGCCCCAAGAGCCAAATCGATGAATTTTCACATGACGCTGAAGACGCCTACCGAGTTTTGGACTTGAATGACGGCCAGTATCGGGTCCGTCTTCTGGATGGTCAGGGCCAAGCCATTGAGGATGAGCAATATCCGGGGCGACAGGCCGGAGAGGCCAGCGAGGCACTGAAGTTCATTCCTCTGGTATTCGTTGGGTCCACCGACAACAGTGCTGATTGCGATGAAATACCGCTGCTGACCATGGCCAAAGCGGCACTGAAGTATTACCAGCTCAGCGCGGATTACTACACTGCGCTGCATTACACGGCTCATCCCCAGCCTTGGGTTTCTGGCCTTGATGATGATTCCGAGTTGCGGGTAACCGGCCCAATGGCTGCCTGGATGCTTCCAACAGATGGAAAGGCAGACTATCTGGAATTCCAGGGTGCTGGCATCGAGGCCACACGCAAGGCCATGGAAGCACAGAGAAATTCAGCTGCTGAATCAGGCGCTCGCGTGATCGATGTCCAGGGTGTCGAGTCCGGCGATGCTCGCAAGGCACGCCAGGATGACCAGCACACCAGTCTCTACAGCGTCGTCGTAACTGCCGCTGAGGGTATCGAGCAGGTACTCAAATACATTGCTACCTGGCAGGGATTGAATCCGGACCAGGTGGAATTCAGTGTTGAGCCGAAATTCAGCCGTGAGGACGTGGACTCGGCCATGATGCAGATCGTTGCGAACATGGTGATGGCCGGCGAAGTGCCCCGCAAAGTGCTGTTCGAGGTATTGCGGAAAGCACAGCTTACGGATCTGCCTGATGAAAAGCTGGAGGCGCTGCGCGAGACTGGCACTGCCCCAGACGATGAAGGCGACGATCCGCTGGTAGACGACCGAAACGAGTAATGGCAACCACCAAAGAAACTCAGCGTATTGCGCAAGAGCGGATGGTGGAAGCCATTACCCGGCACATGGCATATCTGCACCGGCTTTCCACAGGGCAAGCCAATAAAGCCATAGCTATCGTGAATCGCCTTGGCAGTGATCTAGCCAGGGATGTGGCGGATAGGTTGGAGGAATTAACGCCGGCCGAGATGAAGGCATTTGCCGCCGGCAAGTACACCACAGCTAGGCTCAAGGGCATTCGATCAGTGATCAATGGTTGGGCTGAAAAGCTCGGCAAGCAGCTCAACGAAGAGGTGTTGACCGGGCTGAAAGACCTGGCCGATAACGAAACCAGCTATGCGCACCGGTTGCTGCAGTCGGTACTGGAGAACCCGATTGCCGCTGCGCCGGGTGCCGGCGTGGCTTACGCCGCAGCCATGGAGCGGCCAGCCATGGGCCAGCTGGTCACGGAGATGCTTGAGGAAATCCCTGAGCGGACCAGAAAACAGGTTTATTCGCGGATTCGTCAGGGTATTGCTCAAGGCGAAACCAATGGCCAAATCGTTCGCGGGCTTCGGGGCACAAAGGCCCTTCGGTACCGTGACGGCATATTCCAGACAACCCGGATTGCAGCTGAGCGGGTGGTGCGCACTGGCGTAAACCACGTCAGCAATACGGCTTATGCTGAGACCTGGGAAGCCACCGGGGTGGATGAGGTGGTTGATGTAGCCACTCTGGATGGCCGGACCAGCAAGTACTGCGCCAGCATAGATGGCCGCCGGCACAAGGTTGGGACAGCTCACCCAAGGCCGCCATACCACCCGAATTGCCGCACGGTACAGATTCCGAGCCTTGCCGCTGACATCATGGGCGAGAGGCCTTATGTTCGGGCCTTCAAGCCGATTGGGCAGATACCGAAAAGCCAGCGCAGCAAGGATATGGTTGGCCGGGTATCTGCGAAGACCCGGTACCCTGACTGGTTTGCCAGGCAGCCGGCCAACTTCCAGAGAGAATGGCTTGGCGATACCCGGTACCAGCTCTACAAGAAAGGCGAATACAGCATTGACCGGTTCGTTGACCCAATAGGCCGGCAATACACCATTGCAGAGCTTGAGGCACGTGACTCAGAGACCTTTAAGGAGGTGTTCGGTAGCATGGCGGCATGAAAATTCAGCCATGTGACCCCGATTTCCTTATCTGGTGGCAAAACTTCGTCCTGATACAGGCCGGGGTCGGCACCGCACAAAATCTGTTTTTGGCGTCGTTTCATTGGCAGTTCTCGATGGAGCTGCAGATTCGCCTCGGAAACCTCAAATAGACCGGCAGCGCCGGTCATCCAACCAACCCGCTCCGGCGGGTTTTTTTATGCCTGCCGGCAGCGCCGGCGAACTGATAACGGGCTGCGCCCGGGAGTGAGTAATGGACGAACTTATCAAAATGCTTGAGGCCCTCATCGTTGACGAAGGCGAGCGGCAGAAGGTCATCGATGAGATCAAGAAGGATCGAAATGGCCTGGAATCCAACAAGCAACAGGTGCTGGATGAGCTCAAGACGGAGCGCGCCAGCCGCAAGAAGCTGGAAGGCACCGTTGAAAGCCTGAAGGGCGCCTTTGGTGACCGCACGCCGGAAGATGTCAAAGCCATGATGGACCGGCTGGAGAATGACGAACTGGCCCGCCTGGCTGCCGAAGGCAACACGGAAAAGCTGCTGGAGAAGCATAAAGAGCGCTGGGAGGCTGACCGGAAATCATCTGAGGCAGCACTCCAGAGCCAGATTGATGAGTTGACCACTGAGCGAGACAAATTGAATTCCGAGCTCAGCAAAGAGCTGATCGACAATCGCGCCATGGCTGCCGCCACGAAAGCTGGGGTGATCCCTGAATCCCTGGACGTGGTGAAGATGCTGGCCAAGTCCCAGTGGAAGCTCGAAGAAGGCGAGCCCGTTCTTCGCGATGAAAAAGGCGAAATCGTGACCGGCAAGAAAGGGGCGCTCACTTTTGAAGAATGGGCCACTGAAAGTCTCCGCGAAACTCACTCCTATCTGTTCCCGCGCCCGAGTGGTGCGGATCTGCGAGGCAATAACGGCAACCAGGGTGGCAAAACCAACCCTTGGAAATCCGATTCCATGAACCTGACAGAACAAGCGCGGATCATCCGCGAAGATCCGGCCAAGGCTGAACGAATGAAGGCTGAAGCTGGAGCGTAAAACTCCTATCGGGTCGGTGGCTGCGCTGCCGACCGCAACCACGGCTGCGCCGACCCCTTAGAAACCATCGACTCAAAAGGTATTTGAAATGGCTGATACAAAGATCGCGGACGTAATCGTCCCGGAAGTGTTTAACCCGTATGTGTGGCAGCGCACCGTTGAACTGACCCGCATGCGGATGGGTGGCATCGTTTCCAATGATGCAGAGCTGAACCGTCTGGCTGAAGCTGGCGGCAGCTCCATCAATATGCCTTTCTGGAATGATCTGGAAGGTGACGATGAAATTCTCTCTGATAGCGACGCGCTGGACCCGGCAAAAATCACTGCTGGCCAAGACAAGGCTGTCTTGCATATGCGTGGTAAGGCCTGGGCAGTGAATGACCTTGCTGCCTCCCTGGCCGGCGACGACCCGATCCGTGGTGCCGCTGACCTGGTTGCTAATTACTGGGTCCGCAAGCAGCAGAGCGTGATGATCTCCTCTCTGCAGGGTGTGTTCGCTGATAACGTGGCGAATGATGGCAGTGACATGGTGCTGGATATTGGTATTGCTGATGGCAACAACGCAGCAGAGGCCAACCTGTTCAGTGGTGAGGCCTTCATTGATGCTGAAGCCACCTTCGGCGATGCCATCAACTCCGTGGTTGGCGTCGGTGTTCACTCCGTCATCTACAACCGGATGAAAAAGCTTGGCTTGATCGAGTTCATCCCGGATGACGAAGCGAAAGGCCAGATCGCTACCTTCCAGGGCAAGCGTGTGATCGTTGACGACACGTGCAAGCGGGTTGCTGGCGGCACCTCTGGCTTTAAGTACACCAGTTACTTGTTCGGTAACGGTGCCATCGGTTACGGCGAGGGCCGCCCGAAGACTCCGACTGAGAATGACCGGGATTCCCTGGCGGGTGTCGATTACCTGATCACCCGTCGTCACTTCCTGCTGCATCCCCGTGGCATCAAGTTCACCAACAGCTCTGTTGCCGGCGCTGCGCCGACTAACGCTGAGCTGGAAGCCGCCGGTAACTGGGATCGCGTTTACAACCGCAAAATGGTTCGTATCGCTGGCCTTATCACCAACGCTTAAACCTGAACTGCTGGGTGCCTTCGGGCACCCAGTTCTACCGAACAGGAGATATACCTATGGGACTGGCCGCATTTAATCGCCTGCGCCGTATGGCGCGGGAAGAGCCGCAGGTGCCTGAAGAAAAGCCCGAAATCCTTGTTGGGAGTGACAGCTTCGAGTCTTCCTATGAGATCGAAGGCCAGACGGTGCTGCTGGGCGATCTCGTCCGATCAGCCTTCGAGAATTCCGAGCTGACATTACAGCAATGGAACGAGCTGCCTGACGAAGAGCGTGATGCTCTCATCGAGGCAGTTCTGGCAGTTATGCAAGCAGCCGCCGCTGGCTCCGAGGAAGGGGACGGCGATAAGGATCAACCTGACACCAGAAACGTTGAGCCCGGCGAAGCCAGTACGGAATCTGAACAGACGGGTGGTGCAGATGCCGGTGTTGCGGGCGAATCCGATGGTGGCGATAACGCCAGCCACGAAGGTGGTGCAGGCGGTAGCGTCGAGAATGCACAGACTGACGAGCGCGAGCAGCTGGCGGCCGAGTACAAAGAACGCTTCGGCAAGAATCCTCACCCGGCGATGAAAACCGAAAACATCCGCAAAAAGCTGGAAGAGCCTGCGCAATGATCGAATACGTCACTGTTTCTGATGTCGATACCATTCTCGGCTCTGGCTGGGAAGATGGTGCGGACAAGGATGCTGCTGTGTACCAGGCCAATACCTACTTGAACACGTATCGGTTCAAGACCTGGGAAGAGCAGCCAGAAGCGGTGACGCATGCGGGTGCTGTGCTGGCCAAGGAATCGGCAGCCGGCAGCCTGTTTGCTGATTCTGCAGCTGCTGTGAAGCGGAAGAAAGTCAAAGCTGACACGGTGGAGACTGAAACCGAGTTCCAGGATGGATCGGTGCCGCAATCCGGAGCCATGAAGTTCGTTGATTCACTGCTGGCGCCCTGGATTGCCAAGCGTGGCGCCGTTCAGATCCTGAAGAGGCTGTAATGGGTATCCGTGAGGATGTGCAGTCCGACATGGCCGAGGCCTTCGATACTGATCTGGCCGATGCTGTGCGGGCTTTCACCTTGACCCGGGTAACCGGTACCAATTACGACCCGATCACTGGTGATGAGACCAAAACCACCGAGACCTTCGACAGCCGCGGCGTGTTCGGTGGGTTCAAGACTGAGCAGGTGGACAATCAGCACATTCTGGCCACGGATGAAGAGCTAACAGTGCTCCAGAACGAGCTCGATACGACCCCGGAGATTGGTGACGACATCACCGGCAAGCGGGTGATGAATGTCTGGCAAGACCCAGCAAAAGCTACTTGGACCGTCCAGCTGAGAGACGCATGAGCTTCCTGACTGATGTAAGCGGTTTCGTAGAAAGGGCATCTGAAGCTCTGAACAAGACTGCTACACAGGTGGAAATTGAGGTCATGACCCTGGTGATTATTCGGTCGCCGGTGGATTCAGGTCGATTCCGTGGAAACTGGCAGACCAGTGTTGGTTCTGCGATCACCGGTGAAATTGACCGGCTTGGGGCTCAGCCCTCAATCGAGGAAATGCAGTCAGTGGTGAGGGCATTGAGGGGAGGGCGGGTGTCCTTCATCTCCAACAACCTGCCGTATGCCAGCCGGCTTGAGTTTGATGGATGGTCGGACCAGGCCCCACACGGCATGGTTCGCCGTACTGTATCCGAGTACCAGAAAATCGTTGATAACGCCGCGAGGAAAAACCGCATATGAGATTCCTCGACATCCGCAATGCCCTGGTGCTCAGCTGGATTGATGGTGACTTCGGTCTTGATACAGCCTATCCCAATAAAAAGCATTCACCGGGCACAGACCCTTGGGCAGGCCTTTTCGTGGTGCCGGCCCAGCCCGGTGTTTCCACCTTGGGTGATGAAGGCATGGACCGGCATGACGGATTCCTTCAGATCGACCTGAACTACCCTTTGGATTCCGGTGATCAGGCCGCGATTGGCCTGGCTGACAAGATTGCTCGCCGTTACAAAGCAGGCCAGCGCTTCGATGCCCCGGCACTGAGTGAAACCCTGAGCCTTGATTTCGTTGCTCAGGAATACCTGGTCTGGGACCCGCTGAAAGTCCTGATTCGCTCCTGCGGCTATGAACAGCCGCGCCAAGTACAGAACTGGTCCCGAACGACAATGACGATTTATTACAGCGCCTGGGTCAGCCGGGCGACTGCTTAAACCCCACGGCCCGCCATTGAGCGGGCTTTTTTGTATGTCCCGACTGGAGGTTCCCTATGGGCTGCCCTGCAAATGGCTCTCGCCACTCTATGGCCCTGGTGGCCGAAACTGTTGCTGGTACCACTCCCGCAACTCCCGCTTTTACGCCGATTCGCCAAACCGGTACCACGCTGGCTCTGACCAAAGAGACCATCCAGTCTCAGGAGCTGCGTGCAGACCGGCAGATTGCGGACATGCGCCACGGCAACAAACAGATCGGCGGCGATATTAGCTGCGAGCTGTCCTTTGGCGGCGCCTTCGACACCATGCTGGAGGCGGTGCTCTGTGGCACCTGGGAAGAAGATACCCCGAGCGCCGGCACGGATGAGCTGAAAGCTGGCGTTGTCCGCCGGCCGTTCACCATCGAGCGCCACTTTGCGGATATTGGCCAGTACCTGCGCTACAAGGGCTGCGAGTTCAATACCTGGAACCTGACGGTATCGCCGAACGCAATCATCACCAGCAACTTCGGGTTGGTTGGTCGTTCCATGGATGACCCTGCCCAGACCGCTATCGCTGGCGCCACCTACGATGCGGGGACCACATCCAGCCCGTTCGACAGCTTCTCCGGAACCATCGAGGAAGGTGGTGCAGCTATTGCGATCATCACCGAGCTGTCCCTGACGCTGGAAAACGGTCTGACTCCGTTGTTCGTGGTCGGATCTGATACCGCCGAATGCGTCAGCATCGCCCGCTCGAATCTGTCTGGCTCAGTCACGGCCTGGTTCGAGTCCGAAGCGCTCTACGAGAAATTCCTCAATGAGACGGAATCCAGCCTGGAATTCACCCTGAGTGATGGCGCCAACGCCTACGCATTCACGCTGCCGCGCATCAAGTACAACAGCGGCCAGCCGGACGTGAGCGGCGAAGGTGAAGTGACCATCTCCATGGACCTGATGGCGCTCTATGACGCAACCGAAGAGAGCCAAATTGTAATCACGAAAGGTGCCGCGTAATGGTAGGAATGGATGCGTTTTTTACCCGGGATAAGGCAAACAAGGGCATCAAGGTGCCCTTGCGCACCCCGGAAGGAAAAGAAACCGAGCACTTCCTGGTGATCCGATCCCAGTGGTCCGATGACTTCCAGAAGGCCAAGGCAGAGGCCTATCGGGACGAGTTTGCGGCCATCGCGGGCAAGGGCGAGGTGAAAGCAGAAGATCGCACAGTGATTCTCGCGGCTGCCCTGGTGGCCGACTGGTCCTTTGACGAGGAATGCACCCCGGAAAACGTGCAGAATCTGTTGCGTAATGCGCCCCAACTGCGGGACATGATTGACCGCTACGCCTCCAACGATGCCCGTTTTTTCACGAAACCGTCCAGCGACTCTACGACTGGGCGGAAGGGCAAATAGCCCTCGACTTACCCGACGCCAAGACCGGCACCAGTCAGCGAGAACGACTGGAGCAGGTCTGGAAGCAAACCGGCAAGAAACCCAAGAGCCTGAAGATTGAGTCCCCCCCGGAAGGTATGGAGTACCTCTGGGGGTGGTTCTGTCAGCTGGGCGATTGCACTTTCACCGAGATCCACCACTGGGCAGCACTGAAGCAGATCCACCTCATCCCCTGGGAAGTGGACGTGCTGCGTCGTCTGGATCAAATCAGAGCGAAGGCCTGGCATGACCGAAACGGCAAGACTGGTACTGGCGGTTGATAGTACTGATGTTGATCGGGGCGCGAGCTCTCTGGATAAGATTGGCCGTCAGGCTGAGCGCACAGAGGGGAAAACGACCCGTGCAACTGACCAGATGTCCGGCGGATTCAGGGCCATGGGCGCTGCAATTGCTGCCGTGGCAGGCTCTGCTGCACTGCGCAAGATCGTCGGAGACCTAGCCTCATTCGACCAAGCCATGCGCGGCGTTCAATCCGTATCTGGCGCCACTGCCGAGCAGATGGCGGCACTGGAGGATCAGGCCCGAACGCTTGGCGCAACGAGCGTTTTCTCTGCTCAGCAGTCTGCCGAGGCTCAGAAGTTTCTGGCACAGGCGGGCTTCGAGGTTAACGAGGTCATGTCTGCCACGCCGGGCATCCTGGAGCTTGCGGCGGCGGCTGGCATGGACTTGGGCTCCGCTGCCGACCTTGCTTCCAACGCGCTGTCAGGCTTCCGGCTTGAGGCGACAGAGCTGGGGCGGGTTAATGACGTACTGGCGGCCACTGCCGCAAGTGCGAACACGGACGTAATGCAGCTCGGGCAGGCTCTGTCCTTTGCAGCGCCAATTGCCACGACCGCAGGCGTTTCGATTGAGCAAACGGCGGCAGCCATCGGCGCCTTGTCCGACTCGGGCATTCAGGCATCCCGCGCCGGCACCGGTTTCGTGGGGTTCATCCGCCAGCTTTCCAACTTAACGCCCCAGGCAGCTGCGGCGCTTGAGTCATACGGCGTTAGCCTTGAGCAAGTGGACATTACCACGCAGGGATTGCAGCCGGTCATTGATCGTCTGGCTGAGGCGAATATCTCCACAGCCGACGCCTTCAAGATTTTTGGCTCTGAGGCCGGCGCGGCGGCTCAAGTGCTGCTTGGCTCCAGTGAGCGGGTATCTGAGCTGACCACCACGCTGTCCGGTGCTGAAGGCGCGGCCAGTAAAATGGCCTCTATCTTGGGCGGCGGCCTGGCCGGCTCGATGAAGGCGTTTGGCAGCGCGTCTGCTGAGGCAGTCCTGCAGCTTGGAGACGGCGGCGTGGGCGGCGCACTTGAGTCGCTTATCGACACCGCCACAGGGGTAATCAGCGTTTACAACGGCATGCTTCCCCAGTTTGCCGAGGCCAACGACCTCAGCGCCGAGCAGGCCGCCAACCTGGAGAATCTGGCCGGGGCAGTCCAAGTCATTGCGGCAGCAGCAGGCGGGTATGCGGGCTACACCCTCGCAGTGAAAGGCGCCACAGTCGCCATGGTTGCATTCAACGCAGCCACCCGTGCCAATCCTGTCGGCCTTATCGTCAGCGGCCTCGCAGCAGCTTCGGCAGCCATCGGGGTATTCGGTAGTGGCACGGACGACGCCTCCAAGGCGGTTGCGCAATTCCGCCGGGAGCTGGACCAGACGGCTCCGTCCCTCGCCATGATGGTCACCAAGTACAGGGAGCTGAACGAGGTCCAGCGCGAAGGGCTGCGCATTGAGTGGGCGGAACAGCAGCGCGTTGCGGCGCAGGCGGTGGAGGCGGCATTTTATGACCTGCAAGTCGCCGCTCAGGATTCGCTGGATTTTGAGCTGTTCGACCGTGAAGGGAACCGTGAAAATATAGCGTCACTTCGAGAATTCTCCGCCGAAATGATGGCAGCCCGCGAAGAGGGCGAGAGCCTTCTGCCGCTGGTGAACGAGTTCGCAGAGGCTAATGGATTAAGCCCGGAAGTGGCGGACGGATTGCGCCGTTTCGTGGTCGAAATGGACAAAGCCGAAACGAAGGCGCTGAGCTTCGAGCGAGTCTTGAGCAGCCTTGGCGGCACCGCAGCCAGTACATTCACGGATGCAGCCAAGTCCGCCAGGTACGCATCCGAAATCTTGGATGAAATGAGTGGCGGGAATGATCTGGGAAGCGATTCCGGCGGCACCGACGCCATCCAGAAGCGCATCGACGCCCTGAACCTTGAAGCCCAGACCCTGGGCATGACCGCCACCCAGGCGGATCTATACAAGCTGAAGATTGACGGGGCCAACCAGAGTCAACTTGCAGCGGCTATGGCGGCATACGCGACTATCGATGCCTATGGTGCTGAAAAGGAAGCCATCGAGGCCAATCTTGAATCCCGGCGTGCAGCCGCTGAAATCATCGCCGAGATAGAAAGAGAGCGCTCGGAAAGGCTTGATCGCGGTGAACAGCTCATTGAGCAGTACATGACTGAAGAGGATCTGCTCCGTCTTCATCATGAAAGCCGGCTCCAGATTCTAGAGAATGCTCGAGAGGCTGACTTTGAGAATCAGGCTCGCTGGAATGCTGCTATAGAGCAGGAAAATAGCCGATTCAATGATGCCATGGAGGGCATGGACAGGGCCCGATGGATTGCACAGGCAAGCCTGGCGGCGTCGGGTCTGTCGGAAATCACTGGGATGATGTCCAGTGAGAACCGGAAGATGTTTGAAATCGGGAAAGCAGCAGCAATTGCTCAGACCCTCGTTAGCATCCCGGCTTCTGCGCAAAAAGCATACGACTCTATGGTTGGCATTCCATATGTTGGCCCGGCCTTGGGCGCGGCCGCAGCTGCCGCAGCCATCATTGCCGGTGGCGCGCGCCTCCAGGCTATCAAGTCAGCCCAGTTCGGCAGTGGCGGTTCGGCGGGTGGCGGTGGTGGCGGGGGTATCTCCGGTGGTGTGCAGACCGTTCCCGCTGCTCCGGCTCCGGTGCAGCTGGATGGCAGCGGAGGAGGAAGCGGGGTGACCATCAACTTTCAAGGCCCGGTAACTGGTCTGGATGAGGATAGCCTTACAGATGCTCTGGTTGGGAAGTTGGGGGAGAGGATTAACGATCTTGATTACGTTCTGATCAACAGATCCAGCCGCCAAGGGAGGGAGTTGGCCGGAAACTGAGCACCGGTTAGTATGATTCCGAAATAACGGAGGGAATCATGCGGATTATAATTTCAGCCATTCTGGCCTTGTTGCTTGCTGCGTGCGGTGGGTTGAAGCCCGGGGCCATATCGGTAAATGAAAAATTGCCGGCAATGGATTACAACAGCATCAGCAATCAGTATTCCGAGAGGCATACGCAGATTGCGGTACAAGGCGTGGTCGGCGGCGAAGATGTCTTAACTGTTTGGATGGATTCGTACAGGCCTAGTGATAGCTATTTCCAAAAGGTAATGTTTTCCAAGGATAAAATCGCTGCGTACACAAAATTGATTGATAAGTACCTTGAATGGTCGGATTTGGCAAAGCAGCGCGGCGACATGCTGGATAAAAAAATAGGATCAGAGTGGGGCCAGCCAGGAATGCGCAATAATTTTTCAATTTTCAGCGGTTCACCTGATAAACAGCTTTTGGTGATAACTCCTTGCATGTCAATGGGATGTGGAGATAAGGCGAGGCCACAATACTATGACCGGGACGGAGCGATTCAGCTTCGTCAGCTGCTCGTAAAATTCTATAACGATAAGTTGAAGATTACCGATGATTCGGTTTACCAATAGTGTCCCGCTCGGAATGCTGGTTTTCCTGATTGCGCCAGCACTTACCGCATGCAAATTATCTTGGGAAATGCCGGACGCAAGTAAATACATTCACGCTCAGGCAAAACAGGTTCCCGCCTACGCTGTGGGAACCTGGACGGGCGGGATGGGACCATTCGTGATGACCATGCAGGTGGATGCCGGCGGCACAGCGGTGATCTGCCACTCTTCGGGCCATAAAGAGGCTACAGGCAAGGCCAAGCATAAGGATGGCGTTTTTTATTTTTCTGATGGCGGCTATGCAGAGTTAAGGCAGGGTGCATCAGGAGAGCCAGAGTTGGTTTTGTCGGGGGATGATAACTTGCTATCTCAACTCCGAGAGGATTCAAGTCTCACCCTAGCAACCCCGTATTGCGCCAAGTTTTTCACGGAATTAGACGCCCAGTAACAGACTCAACCCCAAGAAACCCGCTACGGCGGGTTTTTTTATGCCTGGAGAAAACATGGCAGTAATCATCTACACGGCAAAGCGCGGCCTTGTTGCTGGGCATACTGCCGGCCAGCCCTATGAGCTGGAAGTGGGCATTGAGGGGGTTTCTCCAAGCTTCAATCGTGAGGAAAACACGCTCACCACGCTGTCTGGCAAGGACTTCACCACCTTCTACCGCATCGAGGAGCGGGACAGCTTCAGCACGGTGGCCATTAATGATGTGACGCTGCTTGCCCAGCTGCGTGAGTTCGTTATGTCCGTTGCAGCTGGTGAGCCCTTCACCATGGACCTAATGGGCGATCCAGGCAGCCCAGTGGCCCCGGTCAGCTACAGATTGCGCGGCAACCCCAGCAAGCGCCTGGTTAACTCCGCCGGTTTCTACTCCTACTCATGGCAAGTGAAGGTATTCGATGAGAACGCATAACAGCGCCTTTGGCACGCTGAATAATGGTGATGTGCGTGAGCCGCGTTTTGTTATCGAGTTCGACTTTGGCGACGGGGATTATCACTACTTCACCAGCCATGAGGTGGATGGGCTTGCCGGCGCCAATGTGACCGATGGCGTGCTGACCCGCGTGGACAGCACCAGCCAGAAGCTGGACCCGGACAAGGCCAACAGCAAAATCGGCTCGATGACCGTTCGCATTGCGGATGAGGGTCTGACCGAGCTGCAGCAGGCCAAGCTGAACGACGACAAAGGCTTGCGTGGAAAGCGTGTGCGTTATTACGCGGGTTTCTTGGGCATCCCGTGGTCGTCTTTCGCCCTGGTGCAGACGCAACTGATCCAGGGTGCCTCTTACAAGGAGCTGGAATACACCTTCAAGTGCGCTGACATCCAGCGGCAGATGCGTGATGACATCTTCGTCCTGAAGGAAACCACGCTCAGCAAGACCCTGGAGGCTGGCGCCACTGAAATTGAGCTGTATTCCGTCAATGGCCTGCAGCTGGTCAAGCAGCCTGTGAGCCCGTCCGGGCGGACGCTGGCCAGCGGTAAAAGCATCTGCCTGGTGCGACTGGAGGGTGAAAATGACGCCTTTGAAATCGCCATGGCGGAGGAAGTGGACGAAAGCACCAACACGCTGAAGCAGGTGACCCGTGGCGTTCTGGGCACCACGCCGCTGACTATTGAGGTAGATCCAGACGAAAAGCGCGACAACGCGCCCAAGGTCACAGAATACGTCTACTTGGACATGCCAGCGCCGATGCTGGCCTATGCGCTGCTGACTGGCTCAATTTACGGCTATCCCGGCGAATACCTGCCAGATCACTGGCACATGGGCGTTGGTGCTGAGTTTATCCGCACGTCCGAGTACCTGAACATTGGGGCGGACCTGTGGGATCTGGATAGCTTCGATGACGGGCTTTCTGCCTTGGTATCTGGGGTAGAGAAGGAGAGCGGTAAAAAGTTCATCGAAGAGCAGATTTTCCGCATGATGGGCTGTTACGCGCCTATCTACTCGGATGGCCAGATTGGTCTGCGCCGGATGACGCTGATCCCTTCGCAGAGCGGCTACGTTCGCGAGCTGAACGAGGATCATGTTCTGTCCCCGGCAACCCTGACCCATGACATGGGCGGGATGATCAACGACATTCTGGTCTACTGGAACTGGAACCAACGCAAAGAGGCTTACACCCGCGTAAACCGGCTGCTGGATTCGGGCTCTATCGAGCGTAACGGTCAATCGGAAACCCTTGAGATTGAATTCCGTGCCCTGAGTGCCGAGCGCCACACCTACACGACCATCAAGAACATTCTGGACAGCTTGCGGGATCGATACGCAGGGCCACCGCTTCGCCTGTCGCTAGACCTTTCCCCCGAAAACAACGTGCTGGAAGTGGGCGATATTGTCCGCGTGAATCTGGGCGGCATTAAGGACTACAGCACCGATCAGGTGGACGTGACCCTGAACCGTAACTTCGAGGTTCAGCAAGTCAAAGTGGACTGGCAGACCGGCAAGGTAACGGTTGACCTGTTTGGCTCCAGCCAGCGGGCCAGCGAATTACCGGTGGACCAGTTTGGGTCAGCGTTGCCGCTGAGCTGGTATCAGAGCGAAGGCACAGAAATCAGCGCGGCCAACTTCCCTGGTGCCGTGGTGGAGAGTGCCGGCGAACGCCACATCACGGCTGACATTACCCTGGATGGCCATGCTTCGATTTCCGACGACACGGCCATTTACTGGTGCCCGGAGGATCTGACCATTGATGGGGGCGTTACCGTCACCCTCACCAAAAACGTGCAGCTTCGTGTGGCTGGTTACTTCCAAAACAACGGCACGCTGGACGGTCGTGGCCAGGGCCAGCCGGGTGGGGCTGGTGTTGATGAGATCACTACAGACCCGTTTTATCAGGCTCAATACTTTAAGTGGGATACAGACAACAAGGGCCTGCCCGGGTATCTCCGAGCAGAATCATTGCCGCAAGCTGACGGGTTAATTACCCAGGCGAGCAATTTTGAGAATTACCGCTGGTATTACCGCTCCTACACCCCGAACCCTTATATCCAAATTATTGACTTCGATTTGCCGGGCTCGTTTGTTGATTTGGAGCCAGTTGGAGGCTTGGTGGTCAGTGCTGCGCGGACGGCACTGGAGGTGTCAGACGGTCAGCTGAAGGGGTTACCTGGCTATCTGTGGGGCGGCAGCGGGCACGGTGGCGGCGCTCTTTCCAAAATCCGGTCACCGCAGCTTCATCCTGGTGAGGGAATGCTTTACCTTGGCCCCGGTTCTGATGGCGGAAACTCCGGTGCCGGCCTCGCTATAATTTGCCGAGGCTTTGCTATTGGTGAAAACGGCCTGATTGATCTATCAGGTGGCGATGCGGAAACCCCGCCGAATTACTATCAGGCCAACAGCTGGTCGCGCGCCTATCCTGGCACTGGCGCCCCGGGCGGACCCGGTGCCCTCTACTTTGTCATGGATGGCGAAACGGCCATTCCCGGCGACCTGACGGAATCAAACTTCCACGCATTTTATGGTGAAGCAGAGGTTCCAGGTTATCAGGGTACCCGTGGAGGCAATGGCTTGGGCTTTATGGGGGCTACACTCCCGGGCGTTTATTCATTTTATGAAGGGTACAGCAACGAAATTGTTTCCCCGCTTTATAGCCCGCAGCCCACCCCGCTTAACGTGTGGCAGTCTGCCTATGTGGTCCATCAGCTTACTGGCACCATCGCGGTCACCCCGGACATTCCTGAAGAAACCGAAAACCCTGCATCGGTCACTATTGCCGAACTGACCAACACCCCACGCAGCGCCAATGCCAATCTGTCCACGATTGAGGTGGCGATAGAGCCGCCGGGCGTGAGCAGCTACAAGTACGCCGTGGTGGAATACCGCGAGAAGGGTGACACGGGCTGGTTTGAAGTCGGTCCGGCTTCTCCTGAAGTGGGCTTTGTCGTGCCCAGCGACGGGAAAACCTACGAAATCCGCGCCCGTGGCGTTTCGCTTGCGGGCAATGTTGTGCCTGATGCCCCGATCCAAGAGATCACCACAACCAAGGTGCTGAATGCGGAGCCGGGCGATGAGGACGTGGATGATGTGGTGGAGGTGCCCAACGTCCACGGGCTTGAGTTGTTCGAGCAGGGCAATGATGCCGTTTTTGGTGGCCGTGACGCCAAGTTCGTGTGGCGCAAGACCAGCGTAACGGAATGGCTGGAAATGGGCAGCGAGGGTCAGCTTGGTGCCTCTCGTGGCTCACTGGATCTGTACTTCAAGGACTACCAGGTGGAAGTCTGGGCGGATGGCTCTCTGGTGCGCACGGAGTGGGTGGTTGATCCCGCTTTCGTCTACACCTACGAGAAGAACGCCGAAGACTATGCCCGAGAGCAGGGCCAGGCGGGCGCGTGGCGTGCGTTTGAGTGCCGCGTGTACTGCCGGGGCCGCCAGAACCAACTCAGCGCACAGGCCGCGAAATTGCCCGTGGAGAACGTGGCGCCAGAATTGCCCGATGCAGTCATTGTGTCGGCCGGGTTCCGTTCTTTGCAGATCGATTATGACGCGCCTGATGATCTGGATTACAAAGAAACACGGGTATGGCTGAGCCAGACCTCAGGCTTTACGCCGGGGCCTGCGAATCAAGTGGCGCAAGCCTATGGCGGGCCTGTTGTCATTTCTGGCCTGGTGGACAACACGGAATATTACCTGAGGTTTGCGACCTATGACGCATTCGGACAGGGGGATATGTCCGCTGAGTATGCCGTACTCACACAGCAACTGACCGTCGGGGATCTGCCAGATCTGGAAACCGACATTGACCAGATTGAGGCGGATGTTTCCCTGTTGACCACGCAGGTGGCCGCTCAAGCCGATGAGCTGGACCAGCACTCTGCGGATTTGGCTCAACATTCGACCGAGCTGGCGGACCACGCTTCCGACCTCGCGCAGAATGCGCAAGATATTGCTGGCAACATCACGGCAATCGGGGCCTTGGATACTCGGGTAACGGATGCAGAAACCGGCATTTCGTCCAACAGCTCCGCGATCACTGGCCTCGATAGCCGTGCTACGGATAATGAAGGGGACATCAGCGCCAACGCCAGCGCGATTACCCAGTTACAGACTGACGTTACCGACGCGGAAAACGGTGTTACCGCCAACAGTTCAGCCATTGATGGTTTGGACACTCGGGTTACCGCCAATGAAGGCGGAATTACCGCTGTTGCCTCAGACGTCACAGCGCTCCAAACCGGCCTGAGTGATGCCGAGGCGGATATTGGCGCAAATGCTTCGGCAATCGATTCCCTGGATACGCGAGTAACGGATGCAGAAGGAGAAGTTTCGGCCAACGCGACGGCGATCACTCAGGTAGAGGCCGACCTTTCCAATACCCAAACGGATGTCTCTGGGAATAGTTCGGCTATCGATGCTCTTGATACCCGCGTAACCACCAATGAAGGTGAAATCACAACCGCTTCCAGCGCCATCACCAACCTTGAGACGGGGCTAACAGATGCAGAGGGGGATATTTCTGCAAATAGCTCTGCTATCGATACTCTGGATACGCGGGTTACCAGTGCTGAAGGTATAGTCAGCACACACACGAGCCAGATTACCGATCTGGAAACCGATGTCAGCAGTGCCCAGGGCGAGATCAGCACTAACACATCGGCCATCGATGGTTTGGACACCCGTGTTACGGATAACGAAGGGGATATTTCTGCACAGGCAGGGCAGGTCACTCAGCTTGAGTCCGATGTTACTGACCTGCAGGGCGAGACAGCGACTAATGCGACGGCGATTGACGGCCTCTCCACCCGAGTTGATGACAACGAGGACGGTCTAGCTGCGCAGGCCTCGGATATTACTGCTCTATACAGCAGTGTGGCTCGGGCTGACACACTGATATTTCGCCAGGCATCAGAGCCAACCACTGCGGATCTTGAGAATAATGACCCTCAGGCGCCAACCCTCAGCCTGAATTTCATTAACCAGGAGTTTCTGGTCTACGGAATCCCGGACGGGTCGGTATGGTTTCACACGGGCGAAGGTAACAAACCATACGTTTATGAGGGCGGGTCCTGGGTTGATACACAGGACCAGCTCACGCTCACCAATGCCACGGCAATCCAGACACTCGATACTCGGGTAACCGATACCGAAGATGCCACCACGGCCAACGCAACTGCCATCACGCAACTGGAAGCAGGCCTCACTGATGCGGAAGCTGGTGTCACCGCAAACTCTGGGGCAATTGATTCGCTGGATACCAGGGTGACCAGTGCAGAGGGCGAAATCAGTGCGAACAGCACGGCCATCACTTCTCTGGATACAGACCTAACCGACGCGGAAACAGGCATTAGTGCAAATGCCAGCGCGGTGGATTCCTTGGATACGCGGGTAACCAGTGCCGAAGGATCGATCAGCGCTCAGGCTACCGATATTTCCACCTTATCCACCACCGTGGATGGCCACACTGCCAGCATCAGCCAGCAAGCCTCCAGTATTGACGGCATTGAGGCGAAATACGTGCTTCAGGTGGACGGTAACGGGAAGGTAACAGGCATCGAGCTGGCCAGCGGTGCTGGTGGTAGTTCAATGATCGTGCAGGCCGACACTTTTGCGATTATACCTTCTGGTGGCACTCCTATTTCGGTAACCCCGCTCGAGGGGCTTAACGTAACCCCAGAAAAAATGGGTTACTTCGACGGGTTAAATTGGACCTCTTACATCGATTCCGCTGGGGGGTTCTATTTTGGCGATGGTGGCGACCAGTATTTTAAGAAAGACGGTGCTGAGCTATCGATTGGTATTGATACAGTATTCAATGGCCTTGACTCCTTTAACGGCAAGAAACTGTTTATCCACACCTTTTTTTGTCAGTCCTACATCCCGGCAGCCAAGCGACCGGCAACCGGTTCTGCTGTAGCGGATTGGACCGCTAGAGGCTTTAAATTGGAGGTGGTATCCGACTCGCCAGGCAACGCGGAGATGTATCACCACCTGCCAGAGATCGCGGAACTTGGGAAAGATGTGACCCTGATCAATCGATTCAGGGCTAAGGCGGGCATCGGGCAGAATTCCATTTCAAATGGGAGCTACAGTCCTGGTGATGTTTTTTCCAGTGTCGCTACGGTCGATTTCTTTGATGGCATCGTTAGCATTAAACGGACCACTGTTTGGGAGTATGACAGCCCTGATTCCCCCACAGGCGGAAAGCGAAAGCGAACAATTACTCTCGAAGTGAGCGTTATTGTTGACTACTTGGGCACTGTAGAAACACGCACGGTATACAGCAACGTCGCGGTGTTCCGCTACACGGCAACATTCGACAGCTTCCCTATCCCGGCCCGTTATCTTGTGGATGTCGATATTGCTGGCGATTCTCTTACGGTCACCGATAACGATCTGTTTGATGAAACCTTCACTATTGACTACACCGGTAGGGCTTCGGATTTCCTCGCCCCCAGCCTCTACTCCCCTGGTACAGGCATAGAAGAGTACCCACAGCTGCGAGCTGAGCTGGATTGCGCTGGCACTAACCGCCAGGGCAATGCAGCGATTCTTGTCACTGATTTTGCCTTTGTAGAAATTTAACCCTCTTGGGTGAATGCTCCACCAAATCCAATGAAAAGATCGTCTATCAGTTCCAAGACAAATGTAATCAGGAGAAATGTAATGGGTATTATCAAAGCAGTTATCGACAAGCAAACCAACATGGAAGCCAGCTACTGGATTCCAAACAGTGTCCAACAGAAGTTGGTGAGCGAGCAGAGCGTGGTCACCATGCAGGGATTTAAGGACAAAGACTCTCATGAAGCAGGGTGTAAAGGCTTTGCTGTAATTTCCGTGAATGTGTCTGCAATTGCCGCCGGCAAGAACGCGGAAGAAATCGGGAAATGGTGCTGCCAGGCACTTGTGAACAACGAAGGGAACCCCTTTACCGGCGGTGAGATCGCGTAGGTTTTCTGTCCTGCGACCACTCAACATTCCATAGAAGTCAACAATACAGGGCGGCATAGCATGCAATACAAAGCAGGCACTGCCACGGTGGTGAGCGGCAGCGAGGCTGTCTCTGGAACAGAGACGCAGTGGCTTTCGAACGTTCAGCCGGGTGACAGTTTCGTTATGGCGGGCGTGGGTCTGGTCTATGACGTGGCCAGCGTGGACAGTGACACCCAGCTGACCCTGACCGCGCCATACGGCGGCACTGGCAAGACAGGTGCCTATGCTGTTCAGCGTGACTTCACCTCCGATGGCATCCCAGAAATGGCTCAGGGTGACATTGAGACGGCGGCGATCTTCACCCGAGCAATGCGGAAGTTGCAGGGGCTGCTGGGCCAGCTTGGCGGCGTTGCCGGAACCGGCGCAACGATCTATCCAAGCATTGCCGCCGGGAAGGCTGGCACAAGCGACACCGAATACTTCTGGGTGTCCGATAGCGGCACCTTGAAGCTGTACCAGAATCAAACCGGAACGGGCGTAGAGCAGGGCGAATACCCAAACAGCACAACCCTACAGGAAGCGGTGGATGCCCTTGCGGGTTATGAAGAAAGGGTGCTGGCGTTAATCCAGTCCCTGCACGGTGATCTTGGCTCACTCCGCCTTGATTTTATTAACCAATCCTACGTTGTAGAGGGCTCATAAAATGACCTTAGCAACCCGCAAGTTTGAAGACATAATTACATTCTCCCGCGCCAGCGCTGCAACCTACTGGGATGCAAATGGAGTGTTGCAGACAGCTGCTGTTGATGAGCCGCGCCTTGATCACGACCCACTAACCGGGACGCCCCTTGGGATCCTCATTGAGGAGCAGCGAACAAACGAAATATTCGTTTCAGATGGGCAAGCATCTGATTACGCAACAAAAGACAATGTCTCCGATGCCAACGGACCAGTTCCATGGCTTTCCAATGGCATTCTTTTCGACAACCAAGGTGGCACCGTAGTCTCATTCGCTTACAGAGATTCGTCGAATCACACACCATTCGTACAAGGTGATGTTGTGGTTATGATCGCTGTAATCAGAATGGCTGACGGGGGGGAGCCGGTTGTCGCGTCTGGATCTGGAGATGGATCAGGAGACTTTGTTCCCTTAATGAATACAGGCACAGCCGGCCCGACTATAGACCTTAAACCTTTGGGAGATGGGGGATGGATCTTAACTGCCATCGCATCGGTGCCTGGAAGCCCCAGCAACAGATATGGACTGGTAAAATACGCAGGGAACTCGAATAAAAGCTTCACTGCTCAAGTGATTCAGCTTGAAAAAGGACTCTATCCCACCAGTTATATTCCAACATCAGGAGGGGCAGCAACTCGATCAAGAGATGTTGCCAGGGCCGAAGGTGCCCAAGACTGGCTTCTAGAATCAGAATTCACAGCGCTTATTAAATGCAAGCCAGTAATGAAGGGCGCGGCGGGCTCACCTTTTTTGCTTACCGATGGCGGCAATCGACGCATTTTCTACCGGGCTGGCGGCGTTGAGGTGAATGTATCTTCATATGATGGCAGTACAATTGTAAGCGGCCCATCAGGTCTTTCTCTAGGAGAGGATAATAAGCTGGGCTTTTCTGTAAGGCCAGACTCACAGGTGGTTATCGCTATTAACGGAACGAGTGCGACTCGTCTGGCGCCAAACGGTCTTTCCTTCTCTTCCTTCAATGTTCTGGATTTATTCGCCACCGAATCGGGCTGGATTTCCAGCCTGCAAGTATTCAAGCATGCTATGGATGCAGAAGAACTTGAGGGATTAACATCATGAGCGACTTTTATTTGAGGGCTGAAAGTGAAGCTCAATTTCTTCAGGCGCTTGTGACGGCCGAGCTGACTTACTCTGACGGGAGCCCGACTATCGCTGGCGTCGGCTGGGCCATGGATATTATAGGAGCTATTCATGCTCCAACGGGCGAAATAGCTGAAGACGAAGGAGGGCATCAGTACCCCATCATGCAGCCAGTGCCGGGCTATCACGCCAACTACAGGGGCGACGAGCTGCCGGAGGCCTTGGCACAGTTTGAAATACCGGCCCCTGATAACCCCGTTCGCGTTTGGGCGTGAGCCCGCCGCAAATCGCTGACACGTCTGTCGCTGGCTGAAACGGAGATCTCTTGCCGGCGGCGGGCAGGGTTAATATCTCATGCGTCTACCCTGGCGCCTGTCAGCCATTTCCTCAGTTGCCGAGAGCCATGTATTAACCGAGCGTCATCTGCCGGAAACTTTCCTCTCAATCTCCGTGCCTGCCGGTGCCCAGATAATGCCCTGGCCAGCTGCCTGGCACAGAATTGCCCAAGCAGTATAGGGAATAGGACTTTGCCCGCCTGTCCAACGGCGAACTGTCCGCCCTGACTCAATGCCCAGGAGGCTGGCTGCCTGGCTGCCGCTGAGGCCAGCTTTCGTCAATATGGCCCGGATCTCATCAGCAGTAGGCTGCTCCCAGCCTTCGGCGAAAGGTCGCAGAGTAGCGGGCCGGATCGGGTTGGCTCCGTAAGTGGCTCTTTCTTCCATTTCAATTCTCCCGGTAGGGGTGGGCTGCTTAAAGCAGCCCGCGTTCAGCGAATGAGGTGTAACCCTCCGTGCCCACGACCATGTGGTCAATTACCCGAACATCTACCAAGGTCAGAGCCTCAATCAGGCGACGGGTAATGGCTTTGTCTGCCTCGCTGGGCTCGACGCTGCCGGACGGATGGTTGTGGCAGAGGATGGCAGCAGAGGCGTTTTTCGCCAGAGCAGCCTTCACGACTTCGCGGGGGTAGACCGCAGCGGCATCAATGGTACCGCGAAACATAACCTCCAGATCGATGACTGAGTGCTTGTTGTTCAGCCACAGCACGGCGAACACTTCATGCTCGAGCATTGCGAAGTTGAGGCGCAGGTACTGAGCAGCAGATGCAGGAGAGCTGATGTTTTCAGCGGTGTTGATCTTGGATTCCAGAATGGAAATCGCTTGATCGATGATGGCCTGTTCGGCCTGAGAAAGGGTAAAGCTCATCGGATGACTCCGGTTTTTGACCTTGGCGATTTGCCCGGCCTTCGAGTGTTAATATAGGGCATTATGCCCTATTTGGCAATAAGGAGACGCATTTTTTTGAGGGTGTAGAGAGTGGAAAAATCCATCTCACAAACGGTTTAGGACGGTAGCAAAATCAACAAGTTATAAAAGAAAAAATAAAAAAGCGTGAGATGCTGGAAATGGCTTAACTTTTTGATTATATTGCCGTTTCGCCTTTGCGGGTGTAGTTCAATGGTAGAACGGCAGCTTCCCAAGCTGCATACGAGAGTTCGATTCTCTTCACCCGCTCCAGACATAAAAAAAACCGCCTTTTGGCGGTTT